ATGTCGGCCTCGGGGCCGCCCGCCCCGGCGGGGGTCACCCCCCACCCCTCGAACGCCCGTTCGATCGAACGCCTGTCCGGGTCGGCCCGCACGTCTGTTCGATCACGCCCGCCGGGTGCGGTTCCCCTTGCTCGGCGCGGCCGGCTGGGCCAGCAGCTCGGCGGGATGAATGCGGCGGCGCTTCGGTCGCTGTCGATCTGGTCGCCGTCTGCCGATTCGTCCTGCTTTGAGGTCAGCGGCGCGTTGCTGCCGTGTAACCCATGTGTGGCAGTCGACGCACAGTGTGCGGACGTTGCCGAGCACGTCGAGGCCACCATCTGCACGACGCACGATGTGGTCACAATGCAGAGTGCCGTCGTTTGGTCGTCCTTTGTAGCCGCATCCGTCGCATGTGTAGCGGTCGCGTCGGAAGCAGGCGCGTTGTAGTCGAGCTGGAACGCTTCGGCCTGCCATTGCGCGTGTCCTGTCGCCTGTTGTGCAGCTCCTACGCTGGCTCGTGCGCGGCGTGTGGTGCCGGCGGTTGTGTCTGCCGGCTGATGGTCGCATCGGTTGCGGCCGCGGGCCAGTGTTGGCGGTGCTGCGGTCTGCTGGGGGGGCCTCGGTGGGGGCGGGCCGGTGTGGGCCGGTGTGGCCCGGGGCCGGTATGTGGGGGCCGGGTGTTGGTGACCCCGGCGCCCCTGCCTGTTGCGCCCCTATCCGTGTCCAGGCACGGAAATACCTACATCTAGACTACGACGTGTCGTTTGCCGTGTGCAAGTTTCGTGTTTGATGGGGGTGGGGCCGGTGTGTGCGGCCGGCGGCCGGCTGCCCGATGCCCCCTTGTGCTGTGCCGACGAAAGCAGCGAGTCCGGGCCGACGAAAACAGCCACCCCGGTGGGGGTGGCTGTTGCGGTGGGCGGGTGGGGCTACTTGGTGTAGCGGGCGATGAGGTCCTGGTAGTTGGCTTCGGTGGTGAGTTGCCCCCAGTGGATTGCGAACCCGCGGTCGTCGCCGTCGATCTGGACTATCGGCATTCCGCGGCGGGTGTGGCCGGTGACGACGCCGGGCTGGAATTGGTGGGTCCAGCGGACGCGGGTGCCGACGCTGTAGTTGGGGAACTGGGTGGCGGTGGTGGTGTTCATGTAGACCAGTCTACAGCCGGGGGTGGTGTGGTGTCAACCCTTGCACGCTATTTCGTCGCCTGCCGGGCCTGGTATTTCACCACTTCGCCGACGTTTCATTTCACCTCCAACGCTTGCCGTGCCGCACGCAGCGAGGCGAAGTCCCCCCGCCATGAGTCGAAGTAGTCCTCAGAGCTGACCCGCCACGGTTGACCGGGCAGGTCCCATCGCTGCTCGATGGTGAACCGTTCCCCGCCGACCCGTGCCTCGTACAGGCCGGCGCGTAAACGCTTGATCATGGGGAACTGGGTGGCGGTGGTGGTGTTCATGTAGACCAGTCTACAGGGGCGGGTGGTGTGGTGTCAACCCTTGCACGCTGTTTCGTCGCCTGTCAGATGCCTTGGGCGGCGCCCTCGGCGCCCCGCAGCCGGCGTACGTGGGTGAACAGTTCGGTCCACTCGGCGCGGCTCATGGCGTGCTCGGTGCCGTCACGGTCGATGCCGTCCTGCGCCCAGTTGAGCACGGCCCGCCATTCGCGGCGCAGCACGGTGGCGTCAACGTACAGGTAGCGGTCGGCCTCGTCGTAGACCTGGAACAGTTGGGTGCGGTTGGGGCCGGGCGCGGTGGTGGTGTTCATGTAGACCAGTCTACAGCCGGGGGTGGTGTGTCGTCAACCCCTGCACGCTAACGTATCGCCCGCCGGGCCTGGTATTTCACCACTTCGCCGACGTTGTACCGGGGCCGGCCGTCGTCGCCGTACAGTCTGGTGATGTGTCCGCGGTAGTGCCAGCGCCGCACGGCGTCGGCCGACACGTCGGCCAGCTCGGCTATGTCGTCGGCGGTCAGCCACGCGTCGAGGTCGAATGCGCCCGGCTCGGGCGGCCGGGTCCAGTGCACGCCGCGGGCCGCCCAACGGTCGTGGAATGCGGCCAGCTCGGCGCGTAGCCCATCGAGGTCCAGCAGCGACACGATGCGCTCGAGCAGCCCGATCGCGTCGAGCGCTACCCGCTTGTTGCGTACTGCCCGGTCCTCAGTCATCGGCGCATCCCAGCCATGCGGCGGCCGGCGCGTCCGGGTCGACCAGCGTGTAAGTGATGCAACACGGCCCGGTTAGCTTCATGTCAGTGCACCCCGTAGGCATTGGCGATCAGTTCCACCAGCGGCGGGTAGGCCGGGGCGATGGTGCGGCCGGCAGCCACACTGGCAGCGTCGGCGGCGTACTCGGCCTCCAGTGCCAGCACTGCCGCGGCGGTGATGGCGGGCTTCAGCTTGTATGGCACTCCACGGGCGGCGATGAGTCGCCCGGATATCCGGTTCCGGTTCGTTGTCATGCTGCCCGCTTGTTGTCGCTGCGGCGCCGGCCAGCTCGGGCGGCGGGGTCGAGGTCGCGTTCCCGGCCGCGTCGTTCCAGCTCTTTGTTGATCCGCTTGCGGTAGCGGTTGGCGAGGCCGGCCAGCTTGTCGTTGGTGCGGCCGAGGCCGGGGGCGGCGTGGTTGTGCGGCTTCACTCTTGGACTCCTAGCACGGTTTCGATCAGCTCTCGGACCTTGGCGACTGACTCGGTTACCCGGTAGTCGTTGCCGCTTCGTGCGGTGATGGTGGCGCCGTCCTCGCGGGTGCCGGTGTGTGCCGGGTATACGGCTTCGATGGCGTCGACGGCGATGAGTATGGGCCGGCTGTTGGCGGTGAGGGATAGCCACGCCTGCCCGGGTTTGTACGACCAGGTGCTCATGCCGGCACCGCCTCGGGGCGCACGCGCTCGGCCGGCACCACCGCGGCGCGGACACGCTCGAGCAGGTGGTAGCCGTCCATCAGGTGCAGGTCGGCCGCCAGCCGGTCGAGCGCCCAGTCCCGTTCGGCGGCCAGCCATGCGGCCACGTCCCGTTCATGCTGGGCCTCGGCGAGTAGCCATTTCAACACGGCGATCTCCTCCCGCTCGGCTAGCACCATGTGCGCCAGCCAGGTGTATTCCGTTTCTGTCCATGTGCCGTCCCGGTTCGGCCCGCCATTGCAGGCGAGGCACCGGATTACCTCGGGGGTCGCCGACCCGTCGCCGGCCGACGTGGTGCGGCGCCGGTCCTGCACTTCCCGCACGAGGGCCTGGGCGCCGCAGGACGGGCACGGCAGGTGTTGGCGTTCCCGTTGCCGTGTTTCGCCGAGTTGGTGGCGTGCCCGCCGGTGGAGGTGCATGATGCGGCGGGCCACGCCGAGGCCGAGGCCGCCGTCGAGCAGCGCGGGCACGTTGGGGGCCACCAGTTCGGCGGCCGCGACGATCACGCTGTGTTCGTGGCGTACGGTGCGGCGGGCACGGTTGAGGGGTCGCCACTGTGTGTGCAGGGCGGCGGCCACGATGCGGCCGGCGTCGTCGCACGCTGCGGCTATCTGGCCCATCAGCTCGTCGGTGTTGGTGTTGATCGGCACCCGGCTGCCGGGCTTGGGGCGGCGGCCGCCGGCGACCGGCGCCCGTGATTCGCCGAGGGTCAGTTCGAGTTTGCGCCACTGCCCGGGCAGTGCCCGCAGTGCGGCGGCGATCGCCCGCTCGCACGGTTCGCACATGCCGGGCGGGTCGGCGATCAGCGCGGGCAGGCGCCGGCCCTCGGTGACCTCGTACCCTTGGCAGCCTCGGCCGGCCGAGCAGCGTCGAGCGTCGTCGGTGTCGGTCATAGTGGCCGGGCCTCCCATATGCTCGCGATCTCGGTGATTGGCCGGGCGCAGGTTCGGCAGTGCAGGAATTGCCCGAGCCGGGCTTTCGTTCCGAGTGATGCTTGGACTAGTTCGCCGACTTTGCAGGCCCGTTCGGCTGCGTGGCGGCCGCAGAATAGGGACACCAGGCCGCCATCGGGGGTGAGGCCGGCGGCGAGGCAGCCGCCTAGCGCGTGGACCTTGGTGTAGGTGGTGGCTTGGGCGGTGCAGCGTTGCCCGGCCGGCCCGGTGAGTGCTTCGCACTGGGCTGGTTCTGGCTCGAAGTCGAGGTCGGCCAGGATGTCGGGCCGGTCCAAGCTCACTAGAAACACTCCCCTGCGTGGATCAGGTGGCAGTCGGTGCAGTGCCGTTCTCGGCTGCGCTGTCCCTTCACAGTGTACGTTTGCTGTTTGTCGCTGTCGCGTTTTGTAGTTGATCGACGGTCCCGAGTGTCGGCCGGTGGGTTGTATGTGGCGGCATCGCAGCTGGTGTGGATGGGGCGGCCGCGTTTGTCGGTGTTGATTTCGTCGCCGGCCCGGATCGGGGTTTCGCATAGCGGGCAGCGCTGTTTGAGGTTGCGCCGAACGGTGATGCTCACGAGGCCACGTCCAGTCGGTGCCCGTGGCGCTGCCCGGTCACCAGGGCGGCGAAGTCGTCAACGGTCATGGTGACCCATTGCCGTCCGGGGTCGCCCACGCCGTGCCGTTTGTGGATCACCACGCCTACGAGCGCGTCGTCGTTGCCGGCCTCGGCGTGGGCTTCGGCGACCCACGCCGGGAGTGCAAGCTTTGCGGTGTTCTTGCATTCGGCGACGATGCGTTGCCCGTGGGCGCGTAGCCCGCCGATGTCGCCGCGGTCGTTGGTGCCTCGTTTGACGCGCCGGTCGATGCGGTCGTCGTTGAGGGCGTCGGCGAGGTAGTCGGCGATTTCGCGTTCGAAGCGTGCGCCGGCTTGGCGGGCTGATCGGTTGGTGCGTGCCACTATGGGGCCTCCTGTCGCGTGTGTTGCTGGCTTGCGGGTGTTTGCGCGTTTTCGCCCGAAATCGGTAGGACAGTAGGACGTCCTACTTGGGCAACCCGTAGGACTGCCAATATGCCTTCGTGCGATTGAATATTAAGATAATAATTTCTTATACATGCAGGGGGATTCTGAGCGGCCGGTAAGCGAGGGGGGTTGGCGGCGACCCCCGGTAGGACAAAACATGTCCTACGTCCTACCTTAGCCCCGCTAACCACTGTTTGCTGGCGCGTCATTTCAGCGCCCACCCGTCATCCCGCGCCGTGATGCGCTCGGCCGCTACGAGGGCTTGCAAAGCAGCCTCGGCCCGCGCCCGGTCACGCGAGCCGAGCTTCTGCCGCAGGCCACCGCGCCCCGCCCACGGCAGGAACCCGCCGGCATCCCCGAGGTGCTTGACGATCAGCCCGGCGATCCGCTGCACCGCCTTCTCGGCCCGCATCGCGGCCACCGCGTTGCGCTCGTCGTCCTCCACCGCCCGCAGCTCGCCCCGGTCGGCCGCGGCGCGGTGCCGGCCCGCCTGATAGCCCTCCAGTGCCTTATCGCGGCACCAATCGGAGACGGCGGCCACCACCCCGGACAGTTCCCAGTCCTCGTCGGTCATGTGGGTGCGGCCGTCCAGCACGGCCAGCGCGTAGGCGTATTTCTCCCGGGTAAACAGCGCGTGCCCGTCGAGCGCGTTGTCGTCCCCGGACATGGACGCGGCCCGGGCCTCCCGCACTGTTCGCACCACAATGTTGGGCACATCGACCACGCCGGCCGCTTGCGCTTTGTGGTCGTTCGACAGCCGTGGGATTACTGCCGGCTGGCCAGCCCGGTCGGCCGGCCAGTCTGGCGGGTCGGCGGTGATGCGCCGGTCGCGGCCCGGGAACCACGCGAAGCGTTGCGGGGTGCCGCCGCCGGCGTCCTCGAACAGGGTGCCTGCCCGCTCGGGCTGCACCGCGGCGACCACGGTCATCCGGTACGTGTGGGCTGGCACGGTTTCGTGCTGCCGGCCGCGGTAGGTGAACCCGAGTTTTTCGCCGCTGAACCCTTGCCGTAGCACGGTCATGGTGGTTTGGCCGGATCGGCCGCCCATCGCGCCGAGGCTGTCGATTTCCTCGATGCTGAACAGGATCGACGTCACGATGCTGTCGTCTGGGCCGTCGATTCCGTCGTCGTCGCCGCCGTTTTTCTTCGTGTCCCGCCGGTAGGCTTCGATCATTCCCTCCCCGGAACCGATCGACCGGACCTCGAGGTCGCGGTTCGGGGTGAGCGCGTCGGCCACGGCCATCGCGGCGCCCTTGCCGCCACCCGATTTCGCCGATATGGCGGCAAACAGGTTGAGTGACCCGCGGCCGCCGATGATCGCCGGCAACTGCACCGTGGGTGGGATGTCAGCGACCACCCGGGCGCAGCAGCAGGCGAACACGGCCCACGGTGATGCGAGCCGGGACAGGGCCGCCGTGTAGATCAGGTTGAGGGACGGCCGGCGCTGCCAGAAATCGCCCTCGAGCTGTTCGAGCACATCAGCGGGGGGCGCCCCGTCGTCGTCGCCGGCGGCCGCGGCGTCCAGCTCCCCCGGGTCGAGGGTGGTGTTGCCGAGGTCCAGGGCCGGGGGCGCGTCCGGGATGACGCGGGGGCCGACCTTGGTGGCTGCGGATCGGAACCCGGAGGCGATTGTGGGGCCGATCTCGGCTTCGGTTAGCCCGCACGCCCGGGCGGCGTCCCGCAAAGCGTGTTCGACTTGGGTGCGGTTGAGGGCGCCGGCTTCGATGAGGCTGCCGAGGTTGAACGCGGCGGTGTTGAGCCGGTGGTTGCGGCCGCCTTCGGTGGTGGCTGCTACTTCGCGGCATTCGTCGGCGAGGGCCGCGGCGGCGTAGCGGTCAGCGCCGGCTGGTGGTGCCGGCGGGGTGTAGGTGCCGGGCGGCCGGGCCGTCGCGGCCGGCGGCTTGCTGCCGGCCTTGTTCGCTTCGACCCATGCTGCGAGGTCGAATGTTTCGGCCGTCATCGGCTATTCGCCTCCCTCGGCGCCTGCCGGGGCCGGGGTGAACGGGCCGTGCGGGTTGGGGCCGAGCGTGGTGGGTCCCCAGTGGGGGAGGCCGTGTACGCGGCACTGCCACTCCTCGCTGTCGGCGTCCCACCGCCAGCGGTCGCCGGATTCGTCCACCCACTGCCGGTCCTGGTGGTCGGTGCCGAGCTTTTCGACGGCCGGCGTGTAGGGGCCGAACTCGGCGACAGGCTGCCAGTCGTCCATCCATGCCAGGTCCTCGGCGGTGCCGTCCGGGGTGCCGTTGCGGTACTGCCACCGCCCGGCGTACATGTCCCACCGCCAGCGGTCGCCGTCTGAGTCCACCCACTGCCGGGCGCGGTGCTCGTCGCCGAGGGACTGCACGGGGCTGTCGTCCTGGTCGTCCTGGTGGCGGGCGGTGAACTCGGCGGCCTCTTGCGCTTTCATGGCGTCGTCGGCGGCGTCCAGCAGGGCCTCGGTAAGCGCTACCGTGTTCGGCCGGTCATCGAACAGCGGCCGGTGCTTGCGGAACCATTTCAGTACCAGCGCGTGGAAAATCACGGCGTCCAGGTGCTCCTGCCCGGTGCCGCCCTCGCCGTTGTCGAACTCGTCGCCGCCCCACCATGCGAACAGGTGCCGGCACAGGGCGTCGAACGACAGGTGCCACGGGTAGCCCTTGCGCCAGTTGTTGTCGTCGTATTTCTCGGCGCCCTTGCCGAACAGGGCGGCCACTTCTAGCAGTTCGTCGGTTGGGATCAGCCCGACCCGTACGTGGTTGCCGGCTTTCTGCCCGCCGGTGCTGCTCGTGTGGATCGTTTCGCCGGTGCTCATCGTGTCTCCTTGTCGGTGGGGGCGGGGTCGGTTGTGAGAACGCCGGCCCTGTACAGGCCGGCGTATAGGTGGGTTATGGGGCCGGTGAGTATGCGGGCCATTGCCGCGTCGATTGCCGGCCCGAACATCAGGGCCTCCGGTAGCCGGGCAGGAAATAGAAGATGCGGCCGCCGAGCCGGTGCGACGTGATCGGGCCTTTGGCGCGGTGCTTGCCGGGTGGTCGGCCGCTGACGCGCTGGTCGGACAGCACGCCCATGAGTGCGGCGGTCATTTCGGTGGTTGCGACCCAGGATCGGTTGCGGGCGGCCGCGTGCCGCCCGTACCGGGCCGCTTCGGCCGGGTCGGGGGCCGGCTGGCAGCAGTCGCCGCCGCAGTCGGCTGGCAGCCCTACGCGGCGGCGGCGGGGTTGAGCCACGCCCGGATCGACGCGGCGGTACGCGCCCTCCGCGTCCGGTTGGCGCCCGCGATGCTCGGCGGCTTCCGGCGCGCCGCCCGTTCCCGCGGTTGGAGCCGGGTGCAGCGTGACCGGGCCGGCTTCGGCTGTTTGAACCCGCGGCGCCGTTCCCGTTGCGCGGGCCGGCCGGTCAGTGTCCAAGTGTCCTCGGGGTGCATTGGTGGGTCCTTCTGTGGTGGTGGTGTTGCGTCGGGCCAGCAGCCGCCGGGCCTCGGCGATGAAACGGCCGTGGTACTGCCGCGATGCGGCGGCGCGCGCCGGGTGGTCGTCGGCTGGCCACGTGTCGATGTGGCTGTCCGCGTAGTTGAGTGCTCGCGTGAGGGCGTCCAGGATTTCGGTGTCCGTCATTGTCTCGGCCCGTCCTCGGGTGGGTACACCAGCTCGAGGCCGAGGCGTTGCGCCACATCGTGTTCGAGCTGGGCGCCCCGCGACCCGCGCCAGCCCGGCAGGAACACCACGCGGGCGCACTTCACCAACTGGGCGAGGTCCCGCCGCAGATACCAGTCCCACGGGTGGTCTAGGTCGTTGCCGTGGAACTCGGCCGGGTTGATTACCGGCACGCCGGCGGCCCGCAGCTCGGCGGCCTTCGCCATGAATGCCGGGTAGTTGTGGTCCGGGTAGCCGGTCATCGGGCCAGCAATGTAGGTGATGCCAGTCGCGGCAGGGTCCTCCGGGATGTTGGTGTGCAGTAGCCAGGGCTGGGTGCTGCCTGGCGCCGCGGCGGTCACAGGACTGACACCCACGACATAGCGGCCAGCAGCAGCCCCGCGAACGCCAGCCATGCCACGATCGCCAGCGCCACCCCGGCCACAATGTGCCAAGCGGCCGGCGGCGGGCAGTAGGTGGTGAGGCCGAGGTGGTCGTCGTTGGCGGTCATCGGTCGGCCCGCTTTGCGCGGTAGGCGTTTACGGCGTCCACGATGGCGTCCCATTCGGCCCAGTGGGGGTCGATGAACAGCACGATGGCGGCCCGGTCGTCGGCGGCGCTGCGATGCGTGAGCGTCAACGTGTGGAACGCGCCGCCGCCGGCCCGATCATTCGGGTATGTCTTGACCTGGTGCAGCTTCGGGTGGTGTAACGCGGTTTCGAGCATTCGGGGGCCTCACAATCGTCGCCGGATCATCGGGATCAGGAACGCCACCGCGAGCACGGCCCACGGAATAACGGCAATCTCTGGCAACGTCATGGTATCAACCACTGTTTGACGGCGCGACGTTTAACCGTTGACGTGGGACGGGCCAGTAAGTGCCGGTGAGGGTTTCGTCAGCCACCGCCACTTGTGCCCGTGGTCGCCGAGCCATGACGGGGGCGCCACCACGTAGCCGCCGAGGCCGCGGTAGTCCACGCCGGGTGCGATGCGGGCGCCGTTTCTCGCGCCCGTGACCGGGGTGTACAGGTGGCGGCCGCCGTTGCCGGTGAGCACCTGCCCGTGTACGGGTAGCTTGCCGCTCATGGCTGCCCACGAGGCCGGCCCGTCCGGTAGGTCCAGGTCGATCACGTCGAACGCATGGCCCGTGGCTATGCCGATGCCGGCGCCCGGCACCTTGGCCCAGTAGGTGCGGATACGTTCGGCGTCGGTAGTGGCGTCCTTGAATCCGTTAGGGGTCGCCGGTGTTTTCGGGCACTGGCAGATACGGGCGCACTTGTCCCGGCGCCCATTGCGGCACGGCGCGCCGACCGGCCGCAGCGGAAACACCGGCCACCCCCACGAGGCATAGATCAGGGCGGCATCGCCGAGCCGGGGCGGCTGCTGGTCGTGCTGGTCGATCTTCGCTTTGAGTGCGTCGAGGTTCAGCTCGTCCATGTTGGTGCCGGCGTCCATGCGCGGCTTGTAGTCGGGCGCCGCGATTCTCGCCACCAGCTCCCGGAAATTCTCGTACAGCTGATCGACCGGGGTTAGGGGCGCCGGCGGGCAGCCGTCGTGCACCGGCGGCCGGTGCTCGGCACCCTCGGCCGGCGCCCAGTCGTCGGCCAGTTCGAGGGTGTCCCGGCACGTTGGGCACGTCGTGTACATCATTCACTTGCCCTTGACGTTGAGAATCTGCCGCAGCTCGTGCACAACCTCCACGAGGTCGGCGGCGTCGGCCATCACGGTCTGAATTGGCTTGTAGGCGTCCGGGATTTCGTCAACCCACGCGTCCCCGTGCCGGTACTCGATACCCTGCATCCGGTCGGCGAGGTCGGCCTCGGTGAACAGCTTCCGGGCTTGGGTGCGGGAATGCCGGCGGCCGGCGCCGTGCGGCGCCGAGCACAGCCCGGCCGGGTTGCCCTTGCCGCGCACCACGTATGACGGGGTGCCCATGCTGCCCGGGATCAGGCCCATCACGCCGGCGTGCGCGTCGATGGCGCCCTTGCGGGTCAGCCACACGTCGCGGCCGCCGTGCCGTTCCTGCGTCGTGTAGTTGTGGTGCGTGTTCACCGTGGTTTCCACCAGCGCCCCGCCGGTGGGGTGCCCGATCCACTCGCCGAACACGATAGCGAAACGGTCCATCATTTCGGCGCGGTTCTCTAGCGCGAACCGCTGCGCCCAGTGCAGCTCCCGCAGATAGTCGGCGAACTCCGGTGTGCCTTGCGGCAAGTACGCCAGGTCGGGGCTTGGGAGCTGAATCCACCAGCGGTCCATGAGTTTCTGCGCGACCTTGATGTGCTTTTGGGCGATCTTGTTGCCGACGCCACGCGACCCGGAGTGCAGGAACAGCCACACCCGGCCGGTTTCGTCCAGGCATAGTTCGATGAAATGGTTACCGCCGCCGAGGCTTCCGAGCTGTTCCCGCCACTTCGGTGAGTGCGACAGGTCAACCGCTGGGATGCCGTCCGTGCCGCGGCCGGCGAGGTCGGTCAGGGTGGCGATACGGCCGGCGGTGCACGGGAAACGATCGGTGTCGCGGTTGTAGTTGCCCGGCGACAGCGGGATCGCGCCCTCGATGGCGTGCCGCAGCGCGGCGAGGTCCCGGCCGTCCAGGTCGTCCTCGGTGTAGATGGTGCGGGCGGCGATCATCCCGCAGCCGATGTCCACGCCCACCGCGGCCGGGATCACGGCGTCGATAGTCGGGATGACGGTGCCGACCGATGAACCCTTGCCGGCGTGCGCGTCGGGCATCAGCGCCACATGCGGGTGGACGAACGGCAGGCCGGCGGTCTGCTTGGCCTGGTCCAGTGTGAGCGCGTCGATTTCGGAGGCGAAATTGAGCAGCGGATAGCCGTCGATCTGTTGAGGCATGGCGCTATGTCCTTTCATCGGGGGCGGTGTCGGGGGTGCGGGGCCGTACGTGCGTAATCCGTGCGGCGACAACCTGTTCAGGCATCACGCGGGCCGAGGCGCGGCCGTAGTCCCACTCGGGGTCGGTGTGGATCATGCAGAGCAGGTAGCCGCCGCCTTCGACTTTGAGGACTTCGCCGGGGTGCTCGGCGCCGTCGAAATCGACCCACACTGGGTCGCCTACTTGGTGTGCGGTCATCGCAGGGCCGCGGCGATCTTGTCCAGCTCATCTGGCCGGTACCCCGTGATGGGGCGGGGCTGCCCGGGTACGTCCACGATCGGCGCCGTGGTGTAGCCGGCGGCCCGCAGCGCCTCGGCGATCTCCGGTTCGCCCCGGAGGTCGACCTCGGTGTACGGCACGCCGAGCTTGTCGAGGTGCCGTTTCGTCGCCACGCACTGCTGGCAGCCGGGGCCGGTGGTGTAAACGGTGATCACGCTGTCTCCTCTGCGAAATCGAACCCGAGCTGCGCCCGGCCGAGCCGGGCCGCAATCAGCCGCAGATAGGTGTCGTCGCGTTCGATGCCGACCACCCGCTTCCCCTCGGCGAGCGCGGCCTCGATCGTGGTGCCGCTGCCCGCGAACGGTTCGAGCACAACACCATTCGGCGGCGTCACCAACCGCACTAGCCACCGCATCAGTTCCAGCGGCTTGACGGTCGGGTGCATCACGTCGCCGACGCGGGGCCGCTCCGACGAGGCCGCCTTCGCGGTGTACCGGAACGTCGGAAAAAACGGGGGCGCGTCGGCGTGCTGCCGGCCCAGCTCGCCGGCGGCCGCCTCGTCAAGCAGAACGTTGGTGGGCCAGCGGCCGCCCTGCCGGTCGGGGTGCCCGTCGTACGAGTGATCGCCGACCCGGCACGCGCCGATGTGTAGCCCGCCGGTGCCGTGCTGCAGAATGTTGGCGGGCGTGCTGCACGGCATCGGTTTGCGGGCCACCACGATCGGCTCGAACGCCGGCTTGAGGGTGGTGCCCCACGCGCCGGCCGGCTCGAACTCGCCGCCCTTGTGCAGCGTGTCGAGGAACCGTTTGCCGCCACCTTCGCCCCAGTCCTCGGGGCGTTCGGTCGCCGCCAACTGTTCGACCAGTTCGTCCAGGTCGTCGCCGAGGTGTGGTGCGAGCGCTGCTTTCAGCTCGGCCCACTGCCGCACCGAGGGACACGCCGGCTGGCTAGCCGTGCTGGTCCAGTGCCCGGCCATCCCGTTGGTGCCGAACAGTTCATCGATGCGCCGATTCGTCCAGCCGGCGGCGTCCCGGGCCGCTTTGAGATACGCGGTGACTTCGTACAGCCCGGGCCGGGTGCCGCGGTCGCCGGCCAGGTGCCGGTTCATCGCGTCGGTAACGTCCCGGGATTTTGGGAACCCGGAACCGTACAGCCACATGATGCCGTCCCGGATTTCCCAGCCGGCGTCCTCTATGCCGGCGGCCAGCCGGTGGTAGGTGCGGGGGCTGCCGAACGACAGCAGCCACGCGCCCGGTTTGGCGACCCGCAGCGCCTCGCCGGCCCAGTCGGTGCACCACTCTTGGAAGGCCGCGTTGGCAGACAGGTCGTAGCGGCCAGCTTCGACGGCCCGTGACCTGTACCCGCCTTGTGGGCCGCCGACCCCGGCCGGCATCGGGCACGTTTCGCGGCCCCGGCGGGTGCGCTGCTCAATCTCGGCGCCGTCCCACGTTTTGCCCATGAACCGGATGCCGTACGGCGGGTCCGTGACAATCGCGTCGACGGAATCGGTTGGTAGTTCGTCCATTACGTCGATGCAGTCGCCGTGGTGCAGCGTCACCGTTTCGTCTTGGTAGTGGATCACATTGCGCCTCGTGGTTGACGGGTCGGGAAAGCTTGGTGCCGCGTGATTACTTACCCCGGAATGCGCGGCCCTCCGGTGTTATCCCGCAGCCCCTAGAACGGGGGCGCCTCGTTGCTGCCACCCCACGGGTCGCCGCCGGCCGGCGCAGCAGCCGCCACCGGTTCCGGCTCAGGCGCAGCCGTGTTCTGCTTGTAGCGGTCGGAGGCGAGGTAGCGGCGCGCCAGGTCCCGGTCATCGTTGGTCGGGTCCAGCAGCTTCCACGGCGGCTTCTGACCGGGCTTCGCTTCGCCCTTACCGAGACGTCCCAGGTTGAACCGTCCCGTGCCGGCGTTGCCCTTCAACTGCCCGATCAGCACCAGCGGGAACAGGTAGACACCGCGGTGGACGGTGCCGGCGTCGCCACCGTCGAGCACATGCACGTCGGCTTCAACGGCGTCCTTCTCACCGAACGCAGTCTTGATGCCCTCCCGTACCTCGTGCGGCTTCACCAGCAGCAGCCGGCCCTCCACCGCCTCGAGGTCGATCTGGTCGGCGCTACCCGGGTCGTCAAACAGGTCGTCGCTCATCTGTGTATTTCTCCTATCTGTTGTGCGAACCACCCGAGGCCGGGTGGCGCGTTCCTATTGTCGCTGCTGCGCTTGGTAGTTGACAACTAACGATGTTCGGCGATCTGTGCCCGCAGCTTTTCCAGCTCCCGCAGCGCGGCCGCGTGTTCTGCTTGCAACACGTCGAGCTTGTCCTGCATGTTGGCCAGGCCCTCTTGCGTGCTGTCGCAACTGCCGCAGCCCATCGTGTCCCGCACCGTTTCCAGGGCCTCGCCGGTGAGCACCACCGCGGGTGCGCCGGGCCGCAGGTGCAGTGTGTCGCCCGCGGTGATGAACCCGCCGACCTCCACCGCGCCGCCGAGGCCGTGCCGGATGCGGGTCACGGTGCCCTCGACGGCCCCAACACCAACCGGGTCGAACCCGTCCAGCAGGCCCGGCCGGGCGCCCGCGGTCGCCGGCCGCGGGCTGCCCATCACGATCACCGCGTATCCCCCGAACCCTGCAAGGTGCCGCGGCCGGCCCTGTCGGCCAGCTTTGCGAGGTTGCCGTCCGCGATGTCGCTGAGCCGGTAACCCAACTGGGTCGCGGTCTGCGCCACGTACCACAGCACGTCGCCCAGCTCGGCGGCCAGCGCGCCCCGGCTGTCGTCCGACAGGGCGCCGTCGTTGTCGCGGATGATTTTCTTTGCCTTGTTGGCGATTTCGCCGGCCTCCCCGGCCAGGCCGAGCGCCACGTAGGACAGCCCCACCCAACTGCCGGCGTAGCCGGCGCCCGGATAGATCGCCGTCTCGGCGGCCACCTGCTGGTATCCGTCGAGGGTGCCGGCGCCGTCTCGGGCCGCCTCGGCGGCGTCGGCCTCGGCGGCCGCCGAGTGCAGGGCACTGCCGACTGCCCGCGCCTCCGTGGTGGTCATCGTCAACGGCCCTGGCACGTCGATCCGCACCCCGCCGCCGCCCACCCCCGGGCCAACCGTCCCAACGTCCTCGATGTGGTGCTCGGTCATGCCACTGCCTCCAATTCTGCTAGCCGTTTCTTCACTGCTGCTTTGAACCCGTCGTTCAGCACGCCCGGCCCGGACTTGTATGCCCTCGCCCACAGCTCCCGCAGCTCGTCTTTGCTGCCGGCCGCGGCCGCGGCCTCGGCGAACGACGGGTTAAGGGCCAGCTTTTGCAGATGGTTGGCCGGCTGCCATTCGTCCACCTTGGTCAGCATGTCCCGCTCCTTGCGCCACTCCCACACCCGTTGCGCGGCAACGCAACCCGCCCAGCCGCGTTTGAGGTCAGCGAAATGCAGCACAGCCTGCCCGGTGCGGGCCGGCAGGTGGATAATCACGCCACGGTCCCGGTTGACCGGTGGCACGTCGTCGTGCCGGCCCTCGGCCGCGGTGTACGCGGTGCTGTGCGCGTACATAGCTAGCTGCATGGCGTGCGTTCGCTTGGTGTTGTCGTAGTCCAAGTCGCCCCCGGTTTTGAGGTCGAGCACCAGCCACTTGTTGCCGAACCGCTCGTCGGTGCCGGTGCCTGTCCTGTCCGGGGTGCCGGCAACCTCCCACGGGTCGAACACCCGCATCGTTTCGATGGTGGCGAACCGCAACCCGTACCGCCGTTTCACGTCGTCGTAGGCGTCGAGGTCGGCGTCCCGGTCGGCCAGCGGGTAGTCGTCGTCCCGCAGGTCGTATGCCTGCCGGTCGGTGCTCGCCAGGCTGGCCCACTCGGCCGGCGGCAACAGGTCTGACCGGCTGCCGCCGCGGTCCAGGTGCTCGGTGCAAGCATGGAGGTAGCTGCCCATGTCGGCCTTGAGCTTGGTTCGCATCCCGTCCAGCGCTTCGCGGGCGATCGCGTTGAGGGCGTCCCGGTCCTCGGTGGGGTCGGCCGCCAGCGCCCGGGCGGTCAGGTCCTCACTGCGTACTGTGCCGGCGATCGCCATGCGCTGCGCCCACTGTTCGAGGGCGTAACGGTCCTCCAGAATGCTGATGAACGTGGTGGTTCGCCGGTACCCTTTTGGCTGGTGCGTCCGGTGCTTTGAGGCGATCACGTCGGCGTGCGTTTTGCCGCGGCCGGGCTTCGGGTAAATCTTCGGCCGGCCCCAGCGGTCCCGCTCGATACCGTCGTTTGCGGTGGCGATCATCAGCACAGCCCCTTGTCGTAGTGGTGCCCGTCCGCGTCGATCAGCGGCTCGTCGTCGTCGGCAACCCCGACGTGTTCGAGGCCGACCCGCGACAGTTCGGCCAGCGTCGGGACCCGCGTGGGCACATGCATCGACATGTCCACCCGCGGAACCGGCGGGGTGACCGCCTCGGCGATCGCCAGCAGCGCGTGCAGAATGCCGCGCTGCACTACCGCGCCGATGTCGGCGGCGTCCTCCGCGGACGCCAGCGAGGCCGCGAACCTCGCCTGCTCAATGTGACTAGTCACTGCCCGCTCCTTACTGTGTGAGAGACAGCGCCAGCCCGCGCCGCCTCGGCCATCTGTGTTGCTTCGAGCCGTTCCCGCAGCCCGGGAACCCGGTCGATTTCGTGCGGCGCCACCGGCGCGAAAACAACGGTGGTGCGGTCGGTTTCGAGGTCGTACTCGGCGTGCGTGGGCCGCCACAACATGCCGCGGCGGCACGGGCCGATCCACTGCCGGCGGCCCATGATGTGCTCCACCCGGTCGTCGTTGTAGTGCAACCGCCGGCGCGGCGCCGGCTCCCGCTCTGCGTCTGCCACTTGACCAGTATGCGCGTCCGGTATGACAACTTGGCCGGTCACAACGTCACCCCCGTGCTGGGCATGTAGATCGGGCCGGGCGGCCGGTCGGAGTAGTGGGCGTCGTTCTCCACCGCGGCCACTTCGAGCGCGCCGTGCCGGAACGGCACCGTGAGCTGCGCCCAGCATGGGTCTCCCTCGTCCAGCGCGGACAGCAGCAGCGTCAGGTCCTCCCGGTCTATGTGCGCTTGCCGCGGCAGCGGCCGGCCGGCGCGACTCTCCACCGCGGTCACCCACAGCTCACCGCCCGGCGCGATCAGCGTTCGGCCACTGAGCGGGTCGTCCAGCTTCGCCAGCAGCGTTTCGAGGTTGCGCCGTGTCAGTTCGAGCCGAGGCGCCGCGTCTGTCGAGTCGATGAACTTCACGAGGTCACCGCCTCGGCGCCGGCGGTCGGCACCAACGCGGCCAGACCGAACGCGGCCGCCCGTGACGGGTGCACCGCAACGCCCTCGATTTCGCCGGCCCGCAGCCCGGCACGGATCAGGCAGTGCCGCAGCACCGGCTCCTCGGTGTTCACCATCGCTGCCAGCGCCACCGCCAGACCTTGCAGCGTGTGCCGGTCCAGCGCTTCGAGGTCGGCCCACGCCTGCCCGGCATCGCCGTCGTGGACTTGTTCGACCAACTCCGACGCTTTGCCGATCAGGTCACGGCACGCCACCTCGTGTTCGGTCACGACAGCGGTCGGCGCCGATCCGGGCCGGAACGGCCGGTCGCTGGCCCAGTCGCCGAGGGTGCGCCGCAGCATGTCGGCCCGGTCGGACTGCCCGGGCGCCAGCAGCAGCGCAACGTGCAGGATCGCCCGCCGCGAGAACAGGCCGGCCGCGTACTCGTAGCCGGCCTCGGTCAGCTCGTCGCGGTGCTGAACAGTCAGCACCGACAACACTTCACGGCTCACCCGCAGATATGCGGCCACTGCCGCCTCGCGGACGCCATCGGCGATGATCGCCGGCCGGTGCTCGGCCAGCACGTCGACCGCCTTGCCGCCCGTCAAACTGAACCGTCGCGCCCGGTCGGCTGCCGCCCGGTCATATGCTGCCGACGCCGTGTCGGCGCCCGGCAAGCTGATCACATTGGTCACTGTGTCCTCCTGTTGGTTAGCGGAAAATCTCGCGTCGTTGCTGCGCCGTCACCCGCAGCGGGTCGGACAACTTCTCAATCCGGCTCATCGCCCGGACTAGCCCCGCCACCTGGGCGGCCTGCTTGGCGTCCAGCTCGTATCCCGGGAACCGGCGCCGGATCGCGGCGTCGGATCGACCGAGGGTGCGCCCAACCTCGGCGTATGGGGCGCCGTCGTCCAGCAGTTCCCGCGCCCACGCTTGCTCGTCGGCGGTCAGCGGCGCCGCGGCCCGCTTCGCGGTGCCGGTGCGAATCCGATCCGACACCACCACCGACTCCGACACCCCGAGCACGCCGGCGATTTCGCGTGTCGTCATGTCGCCGCGCTCGGTCAGTTCCCGCACCCGCTGCCGGCGTGCCGCGATCTGCTCATCGGACGCACGGTGGCTGTAGCGGTAGCCCGGCAACCGGGCCGCCAACGTCCGCTGGTGCCGGCCCAGCCGCGCCGCCACCTCGTTGTAGGTGAGGCCACCACGCAGCAGCGCTTCGGCTTCCGCTACTTCGGCCGCGGTCATCTTCGGCCGGCGGTCCACGGCGCCGGTCACCACCCGGTCATTGACCACCGTGTTCGGTGACACCCCAACCGCCTCGGCGATCTCGGCTACCGACCAGCCGCGGCGGGTCAGCTCGGCGACCCGCTTGCGGCGCAGCCCACGGGCACGGGCCTCCTCGGCCCGCTGCGCGGCCTTCGCCGCTGCTTTCTCCGCGTCGTCGTTGCGCGCCCGGGCCGCCACGGTGCCACCCCGCAGCGCCCGCAGATCACGGTCCACTGTCCGCACGCTCACCCCGAGCTGGTGGGCGATCGTCAGCCGGTCCCGGCCGGCGGCGGCCAGCTCGCCGACTCGCTGCCGGCGGCGCATCATCGCGTCGGCTGCTTGGGCATTCATGCCAGCACCCCCACCCGTTTCGCGGGGCCGTCTCCGGTCGGCGGGCGGTGCGGGTTGTTCTCCCACCCCTTGTCGCCGCAGTACACGCCAGCGGCGATCGCCGCGAACCGCCATCCCTCCGAGACAGTCAGCCCCGTGTTTGATGCGATGACGTGTGCCACTTGATACGGTGTCATGCCGGCATCGCGGGCTTGGCACACGGTGTGGCCTGCGACGATCACCGGGCCGGCCTGCTCATAGCCGAACCCGGCCTCGCCGAGCAAGTACAGGAACGTGCCGTCCTGTTGCGGTGTTGCCCCGGCGGGGCCGGCCGCCGCGATAGCGACGGCGGCCAGCCCGATTGCGATTGCTGCGCGGATCATGCGAGCACCGCCTCCCAGTAGACCGCCCACCCGAGTAGGGCCGATGTCGCCATTAGCAGCGCCACGCCGGCCCAGTCGCCGGCCGTCCATGCCCGCTTGTCGTGTTCCGGTAGCGGTTTCACAGCAACCACCTCGGTGCGTCGAGCAGTGCCGCGTCGGCGGCCGCCGGCGGCGTCACGCCGCCGATGGCCTGCCGCAGCCGCATGTTCCGTTCTGCCAAGTTCAGGCACAGTGCTTGCCAGTCGGCCGCCGCCCGTTCGGCAGCTTCGGCCCGCTTCCGCAGTTTTCCAGCGCACAGCCGCTCCGCGGCCGCCCTAATCACTTCGGCTCCCATGAGGGCAGTTCGTCGGCGAACCGCGCCAGCTCGGCCGGCGTGAACATCACGGTGGCGCCGAGCATCACCGGCGTTAGGCGCCCGTCGCGCACCAAGGTGTCCAACCGTCGAATAGATATCCCGCCGAGTGCTGCTGCCGCGTCCCGCTTGTTCAGCAGCACCGGCCCCACTGTCGTTGTGTCGCTAGTCATAGCGTCTCCCAGTTGTTGAACCGCCGCTTACTTACTTTGTCGGCCCGCCCGACACCCACTGTGTGCCAGTTGAATCCGGGGTCGGGGGGTTGCGGATCAATATGCCAGCGGGCCGGCTCGCCGTCAACTAGCAAGCGCAATCGTCGGCGTGTCGCCGGCGTGTCGGTAGCCATTTCGCGCCCGGGAGCGATTGCTTGGTAAGCGCTGTGCGTGTACGCTAGCGAGCGCACTAACCACAACTGGATAGGAGACACACAAAATGACAGCACGACCGCCACGGGGGGGTGAACTCGCCTTACCGGACCTGATCCTGTCCCTTAAGGGCGACCGGACGTACAAGCAACTCGAGGCCGATTCCGGCGGCGTCGTGAAATCCCAGCGGTGGAACCAACTCGCCAACGGCGAACGGATCACCGAGTTTCCCGAGCCGGGCACCCTCAAAGCAATGGCAGACGCGCTGCCCTGCGCGATCGAGGTGCTGCTGCTCGCCGTTGCCCGACAAGTCGGCCTCGAGGCCCACGGCACCCGCACCGGCTTCGTGGACCTGCTACCGCCGAGCGTGGACCAGCTCTCGGCCGGCAGCCAGTCAGCGCTGCTCACGATGGCCCGGTCGCTCACCGAGGCCGAGGCCGCCGCGCCGCCCCCAAAAGGAAAAGGACGCCGCCGACGCCAACCACGCGCCGGCGTCCAGCCCCTGTAGACCCCGACACAGACGGGCGGTGATGATGGAACGGTACCTACCGGCCGTGTTGGCGGCCGCGTGTTTCATCGTGTGGTGGCGCCGCACCACATGGCCCTACCTATGGGAACAGGCCGCAAACTTCAACCTCGTGTGCATCGCCGTCAGCTTGGTCCTGTTGTCGCCGCAGATGGCGCCGGCCTTCACCTGGGCGGCCGCTTGGGCCGGCAACAACATAGAGGACCTTCTCGGCATGTTCGTGCACCTGATCGGCCTCGCCGTGTTCGCCGGCAACCTCATCGCGCGGGTAGACTTCCCCAACAACGCCGAGCTGACCAGGTTCATCAGTACCCGCGTTAGTGCACCAGTTACCTTGGCTCTGCCCATCCTTGCCGCCCTGTTCACTGCCGGCGGCGTCCCGCCGGAACCGGCCGACACCATACTCGGCGGCCCGGGCCTGCTCCGCAGCAGCGGGGCCAGCGCCCTGTTCGCTGTCGGATATGGCGCCGCAGTCATTTACATTGACGCCCTTATCGTTTGGGCATTACTCATCATCCGGGCCGATCCAGCCTCGGCCCGCACAACAACCGTGTACTTCGCCGTTGCCGCCGTCAGCGCGTCGTGGGGCGCCCTACTCATCGTTGAGGTTGTCACCGGATGGGACCTCACCGACCTGTTGTGGTTGCTAATCTGCGCTACCGCCGGCGGGTACATTGCCGCCGGCTGGGCCGGCATGTGCCGGATACGCCGCTGGTTGCGGCCATTCCAGATGCCCCCCGGGATTGGCGTTGACTAGCCAACGCTTCCCCGGCCGGCCCCGACCGTTTTACTGGTCGGGGCCGCCGTCGTCGTACACCGCCTCCAATGCCTCGATCGCCGCCCGCTTTACCCCCACCCCGGTATGCACGTAACCGCGGTGCGCCACCGCCGACGAGTGCCCGGTAATCTGCATCGCCACCGCCTCGGGCACCCCGGCCTCCTGCAATAGCGTGGCCATCGTGTGCCGGGCCACGTACGGCGCCGGCGGCCGCACAATCCACTCCTTCGGGCCGCGCTGCGCCGCCAACGCCGCGGCCCGCCCCAACCTCGCCCGCCGCCGATCCGCGGCCGCCCACAACGCCGCCTCGTCCATCGGCCCGTACTCGTCGGACAGATCGCTTGCCAGCAAATCCAACACCCGCACGAACCGCCACCGGCCGCCGTTACGTTCCACCGCCGGCAGCCGGCCATCCGCGATGCGCTTCACAACGGTGGTGCGGGACACCCGCAAGGCGTCCGCTACTTCCTGCGTGGTCAGCAGCATGTCACCGTCCTCGATGGCCGGCGCCTCGGCGGGCGCCCGCTGGGCCAGCCCGGCGGCCTCGCACGCTTCCACCCATGCGTGGTGGTCGTCGCGGCTACTGATCGGCGCCCCGTCGCGGTGCCACACCAGCCCGTGTGGGTTAGGGGCGCCGCCAGTGGTCGCCCGGTGCGCCCGCAGCATCGCCAGCAGCGGGCCGGCGATCGGCACCACCCGCCAACCGGCTTTCGTCTTGGGCCGGGTCAGCAACATGCCGCCGCCCAGTTCGACGTACTCGAACCCGGCCGGCAGATTCCACCGGGCCTTCGGGCACGCCGAGGCCCGCCGCCGACCACACGAACCACCGCACCCGTGTTCCCTCTTGTGGTTCTGTAGCTGCCACGCCAGCTCGACAGTGCCGACGTCCAGATCGACCAGCGGGCGGCCGTCGAGCGGATCATCCCAGCACAGCCCCAGCAGCTCGGCCGGCCGCGCCCCGGTGTAGAACGCCGCCGCCCACCGGGCCGCCAGCGGGTCGCCGCGATCCACCGCGGTGTTCACCAGCAGCAGCGCGTCCTCCGGTGCCAGCGTGCCGTACGGCTGTTTCACGTGCCGCGGCTTGTCCACCAGCGTTGCCACGTTGCGGGACAACAGGCCCTCCCGCACCGCGTCGGTTAGGGCCTTCTGTAGCACCTGGTGGGCGGCCACCGCCGAGCGCGTCGAATAGGCTTGCACCTTGCGGTGCAACTGCCGAACGTGCTCCGGTGTGAGCTTGGACAGCCGTACCCCGCCGATATGCGGGATGATGTGCAGCCGCACCGTCGGCTCGTAGTATTTGTTCAGCGTGCCGGGTCGAACGCGGGGCCGCACAATGGATTCCAGCCACCGCTCGCACCACTTCGCCACCGTCGTGTTGCCCGACGCCGCGTAGGTGCCGTCCTCAACCGATCGCCGCAGCTTGCGGAACTTCGCCAGCGCGTCGCCGTACCGCACCGCCGACACGGTGGCCCGCCGGCGCCGCCCATCGGTGGTCGGCAATTCGACGGCACCCCGCCACCTGCCGTTGGCGAAGTACAGGGCGCCGTCGCCTTTGTCGCGCCGCCCAGTTTTCTTGCGCGGTCCCTTAGCTGCCATCGTCGGCGCGCCCCTCGCACTCAGGTCGCGGCCCGGCCGCAATCAGTTCCGCATACACGTCGGACTGGTGGCGTCCGGTCATGCGTGCTTGCGTGAACGCCTTGCCCCAGCACGCCTCGCACGCCCCCGCCATCCCGGGCCGGCCGGCGGCCGGCACCCGCACATAGGCAACCCCGTACGCGGCCGCGTCGGTCAGCGCGGCCGGGTCGCCGAGGTCCCGCACCGGCGGGCTATCCACGGCCGGAGCCTGCCAGCACGTCGGTCGGCATCGGCACCCGCGGCACCCCGTTCGGGAACCGCAACCCCTTGCGCCGGCGCCACGGCAGCCGCAGCCGCCGCCCGATCGCCCTGCCGATCGGCTTGCCGGCCTCCCACGCGCCCACGTACATGGCGCCCGTTAGCGCCGCTTCGCCCCAGCTCATTTGATCGTTACCTCCGGTCCCGTCAATATTTCCGCGGTGTCGCCGGGCCGCATCATCAGCACCGGCGACTGGCCCCATATCGCCGCCGGCCCGGCCGGTGTCGGCGACACCGCCACGTACACCGGCATCAGGTCCCGCACCAGCCGCCTGTCCCGTTCGATGAACGACGCCAGCGTCAGCCCAGCGCGGGGGCGCTCCCACAGGCCGAGGCCGGCCCGGGCCGCCACCCGCCGCCGCTCAGCCACTTCGATGTCCCACTCATCGATCAGCGTTAGCCACACCGGGCCGTTGTGCGGCAGTTCGTAGGCGTCCAGCACGATCCGGGTTATCTCGCGCCGCGCCTCGGGGCCGAGCGCCCTCACCGGGCCACCCCATCCGGCATTTCTTCGCGGTCCAGATCGTCGCGGTGCCACCGCAGCACGCCGGCCGCAAACGCCGCGTAGCGTTCCTGCAACACCGGCGACAGGTCGCCGAACCTGCGGTAGTGCGCGCCGTCCAGGTTCGGGCAGATACGGCGCATCGCGTCCCACCCGGCGGCCGCGGCTTGGAACACGGGGTCGGTTGCGGCCCGGTGCCCGATTTCCTGCCACCGCCGTTCCGCGGCCAGCCACGCCTCCACGTCCCGCCGCCACCGGGCCTCGGCGTCCAGCCACAGCGCGATCGTGTCCAGTTCGTGCAGCCGCTCCCCGACCTCGGCCTCGGTGATGCGGTGCCGGCTGTCCCGCACCAACTGGTATGCGTCGAATATCCGGCGCAGCTCGCTTCGCTCCCGCCATCCGTCGTCGTCGTGCATCAGTCACCCTCCTTGATTTCTGCCCGCAGCGCCGCGAGCTTCCGTTCCGCCTCGGCGCGGGTCGGCGCCGACACCGTTTTGCGTTTCCGGGCCTCACCGAAACCGCCCGGCAGGCTCACCGCGGCGCGCCAACGGTCACCTGCCTTGTACACCGATCCGGCGCCCTTATCCCGGCGAGGCGCACCGCGGCGTGACTGGTTGCCCGTCCGGTTGTGGATCGGCCGCTCGGTCCAGATCGCGTAACGCTCCACGTCGAACATGCCCTCACGGGTCGGGCAGTGTGTCAGTTCGATGCGGGCCGCGTCGGCCCACCAGTCGGCCCCGCGTGCGTGTTGATACATGCGGGCAGCGCAGTCAATGGTCGAACCGACGTACAGGAGCGCCCCGGCCGCGTTGTACACCCGGTAGACCGTGAACGTCTCACTTGCCATGCGCCCTCCTAATGCCAGCGGTAGCCAAAGCTGTAGCCAATGGACCTGATAGTCAGTGCTAGCCCTTGCTATGATTTCACCCTTTGACCTGCGACGTCAACTGCTAAGCGCCAGCTTATCATGCCCTGTTGGATGACTCTTAATCAGCGGGTCCGGGGTTCGAAACCCTGACGGCGCACCACCAGGTCAATTGGCATATTGACACCCTACCTCGGCGCTGACAAAACCGCCTCGTGTGCCTATCGTGTAGCCAATCGGTCTTGAGGTGGCCGAACGCACGAAAACGCCCGCCCAGCGCGGTGCTGGGCGGGCGCAAACGGGGCACGTGGTCACGCGGCTACGGCGCGGCGTAGTTGGCGGCGCCGCGCCTTCACCCCCTCCACGCTGCGCCCCAGCATTGCCGCCGCGTCGATTGTCGTTAGGTCTGCCCGTGACGCAATCGCATCTTCTGCCGGCGCCCACGGGTCGCCGCGCCGAGGCGCCGGCAACGTAGCAAGCGCTTTGCGTCGTTTCGCTTTGATCGCCGCTACATGCGCGGCATTCCGCTGACGCCAGGCCCAATTAGCGGCCGCCTTGGCGTCTCGGTGGCGCTCGTAGCTGTCCCGGGCACGCGCCGCGATGGCGTCCTGATTGCGCTCCCGGTAGTCCCGATACTGGCAGGGCCGCGAGCAATACCGCATAGACGAGGGGGCGCCGGCCCGCAACGACTCGCCGCACCATGCGCACTGCCGCAGCGGCATGGCGGCCACTTTCGCCGCCCGCTGCCGCTGCTTCTGCGCCCGCCTCTTGGCCCGGTGTCGATCCTTGTATGCCTGATCCGTCGCCATGCGCTCCCGGTGCCGTTCCCGCTTCCGAGCCTTACGTTTCGCTCGCCGATCAGGCCGGGCGTCTCGTGCCCGAGAATGGCACCGCTCACTGCACCACTTCCGCAGCGGGTGGGCGTCGGCCGGCAGGCCCTCGCCACACCCCGGGCACTGCCGGCGGTCCAATGTGGCGGCCATCATGCCACCGCTTTACCGCCCCGACGCCGGCCGCCCGCCTGCGCCTTCACCATCACCGCGAACCGCTCCGCAATCGCCTCCCGCGCAACCTCCTCCACCGTCACCCCCGCCGCCGCAGCAACCCGGTGGTACTCGGTCAGCGTCGCCGCCGTCAGCTTCACGTGCAGCGTGTCCGGTGCGGACGGCCGCCGCCGCAAGTGCCGCCGCACCACCGCGTGGTCCGCAGGCACCCCGTTCTTCCGCTGCCGGTCCAGCTCCCGCACCGTTTCCGGGCCGACGCCCTTGGTTGCCAGCGCCACATCGTCGGCCGGCACACCCTCGGCCAACATCTGATAGACGACGTGCGGCCGGGCCTCGGTCGCCAGCGTCACGTCACCCATGCGGGCCGTCCACGCCTCGGCGAACGTGTCGTAGCCGAGCGGCTTCCACGCCTCGGCCTTGATGATCGCCTTGATGGCGTCCTGCGCGGCAACGAAATGGCCCCGCAGGTCGTCCCACAGCCTGTCGGCTTGCCGCTTGCTGATCGGTCGCGCCATGACTACCTCCACTGTCGTGCCGCCCGCCCCGTATGCGTTCGGCGTTAGATGGATAATAGGTCGGCACTTGTCGGTCGTCAACCACTATTTGATGGCGTGCTGCTAGCAAAACGCCACACAACGCAACACGACGCAACCAACAAAACGCCCGCCCAGCGCTGCCGGGCGGGCGTACGGGGGCCGGGGCCGCCGTGGTGGAACCCGGCGGCCAGCCCGATTTAGCGCCGGCCGGTGGCAGTCTCGAACGCGACCACCAGCGCGTAGAACTTGCAGCCGGCCAGTTTCGCGGCCGCGTGCAAGTCGGCAACGCCGTAGTTATCCAGCAACCACGCATCCCGTGCGGCGTGGTACTGGTCGTCCGCGAACTCGCGCTCTGCGCGCAGCCAGTCCCGCACCGCGGTGTCGTGAGCCTTGACGTTGGCGCGGAACTCGCGGGCAGTCCAGCCGGCGGCGCGGGCGCCGCACTCCGAACCGTAGTAGGTGACCTCCCCAGTGCCGTTGCCGTCCGCGTCCAGCACTTCCAGCGCGATCGTGTGCGACAGGTCCTCGCGGCCGCACAGTTCGCAGGTCGTGACTTCATCGGTGCGGCCGCGAACAATGAACTTGTGGGCCGGGGTAATCGTTGCGCTGTTCATGTAGACCACTCTACAGCCGGCGGGTGGTAACGTCAACCCCCGCACGTTGTGCTGTCAACTACCGGACGACACAGTGTTGAACCGTGCCGCGAACTCACGCGCCGCCGTCTCATCCTTGCGGCCAACCTCGGCCACCAGCACCGCCCCATCGCCGGCCGTCACCGTCAAATACAGCACGCCCTTGCGCTTGCGGCCCATGCCGCCGAGCACCGCCCCGTCCAGCGCGTCATATCGGGCAGTACATGTTCGTGCAGCAGCTCGGCAACCGCCCGCGTGTCGGTGCACGCTGCCAGTCGGCGGCCGGCGGGCAGCCACGCCCGCCGCGCATGCAACTGCCCGCCGGCCAACGCCTCACGGATACCACCGGCCGGCGCCCGCCTGGTCGCGACCTTTTCCCAGAACCGCTCGGCCACAGGTCGCTTCACTGGTCACCCCGCAGCACGGCCTCGATGACCTTAACGTGATCGTCTAACGCGGCGCGGTATTCGCCGTGGATCAGCGTCAACGTCTGTGCTTTCCATAGCTGCACAACCCGGTCGAGCGCACCCCTCAACCGCTCAACCTCGGCGCGCAGTTGCTCCGCGTTACCCTCGGCTGTCCGTACCAGCTCGATCAGCGCCGCAGCGATGAAGTGGGCGTCTCGACCGAACTTCCCGTGTGGCTCCTCATTAGCGACAGCCGCCAACACTTCCCAGCCAGTCATCGGGCACCACCTACGGGCAACTGCTGCCACGGCGCCAACACCGGCTCCAAGCCAGAACCGGCCACCGCGGCCCCGTTCGGGAACTTCGCATCCGGCCCGTTGCACTGCGCCTGCACCCAGGCGTAATACATCACCGACCCCAGCCCGCGCTTCATGGACACCCGCGGGTCGTTCGGCGCCGACTGCACCCACGCCTGCTCGCACGCCTGCCCCTCGCCATACGTCGGCAACACCGGCCCCGGCTCGTCGGCACGCGCCGCACCGGCCGCCACCGACAACGCCACCACGCCCGCCAACCCCAACAGGCCGAGGCCCGCCACAATCCGCGCCAACACCTTGTCTGTCATCTCGATACCCCTTCTAACCAATCGAGCGCGCCCGTCACGCACCCCACGTTCACCACATCCACACCGCGGGCCGCCACACGCGCCAACAACTGCACATCAGCGCCCACCACCGCGGAACGCAACACGCCCGCCTCTGCCGCCAGCTCGGCCGACTCTGCCCACGGCGCCCGCCGGTAGCTGATCCCCGACACCCCCAACGCCCGCGCCAACCTCGGCGCAACCTCGGCCTCGGCCGGCAATGGCGGCCGCACATCCACCACCTGCTGCACCCGCAGCCGCCGCAACCCAGCAACCCACGCCCCGAACTCAGGGGCCACGTCTACCGCATACAACTGCATCAGACTGCCCGCCCTCGGTTGCCATAACGGCGTGTGGTAGCTGATCTATGCACCCGGGCCACCCGGTCAGGGTAGAACGACCGCCACGTCTCGTAGCCGGTCGGCCCGCCAATGAAATCGAGCACCACCGCGCCGGCCGCCGTCTCCGTAAACCGCAAGTAGCGGAACCGACCCCGCTCCCCGCGGATACTCACCTCCATGCCCGGGTGCAGCTCTTGGCCCCGCACCACCGGCGCGCCGCTGCCCGCGGCCCCGTCCACTGTTGAGCGTGCTGTCGTCATGTGCCACACGCTACCCCAATGCCGGTAGACTTGTCTACAGTTACGGGTTAGGGTGTCAACCATGACAATCGCAGAACCCAACTGGGACGCAAGGTGCGCCGCCGCCGGCGCCCGGCTCGCCGAGGCCCGGGCCGCCGCCGACGCCGCCCTCGCCGACGCCCGCGACCTCGCGTTGCGCGCCATCGCCGCCGGCCACCCCGAGCAACGCACCGCCCGCCAGCTCGGCGTCGATCGCATGGCGGTACGTGGATGGCTCGGCAAGCGGTGATCGGCAAATCGCGGCACCAGCTCCGCGCCGAATGGGCCGCCGACTGCCGGCGGGTCGCCGACCGATGGTTCGGCGGCGACACCGCGCAAGCGGGCCGCGTGCTCGATGCGCTGCCGTACTCGAAAATCCCGGACTGGTCGGACGTCGATGCCGTAATGTCGGCCACCACGTCAACCCCCGGCCGCCATTCCGTCAACTGGGAGGACTGATCTGTGACCATCACCCTTAAGGCACTGGGCTTCACCGTCGCCAGCGTGCATATTGCGATCGACCCCGAGGCGATCGCCGAAACGGTCGCCCTGATCCTTGGCGGCGACGACCAGCCGGGGCCGGCCGCGCCGGCCGTCAACCGGGCCGTGAAACGGTTGTCGAACGGGTGGGTCCGTCGCATGATGTCCACTGCCTAGCGTGTTGACAACAACCCGCAAGCGTGTAGACTGGTCTACATAAGGCAGGGACGACCACGGAGGACACCATGAACCGCTACCAAGCCACCACCCCGGACGGCAACGACACCGCCACCCGCGGCACGAAGCACGAATACGCTGCCGCCCTTTGGTTCGACCTGCTCGACGGCGAGGGCAAGCGCATCCGCAGTTTCCACCGCACCGAGGAGCTGGCCCTCAAAGCCGCCAAGTCCAGCAAGCCGTTCAGCAATTGGACCGCCAACGGCCGCCCCTACGGCGTCGTTCCCGCCACAAAAATCGGTTAGCCACCGACGAAAATATGGCCCCCGAGGGACACACCCCCGGGGGCCATAACTTTTCCGTCTACCAACCTACCGTCGGCGCCACCTATCCACCGCCGACAACGGGTCCAACCGCGCCGGCCACCGGCCCAGCAGATGCCCGGCCAGATACAGCACCACGGCGTACGTCAACACCGGCTGCGCCGCCTTGTAGCGCGCCGCCCCGTGCGACAGCATCTGCCCGGGCGGGGCCTTCGCCTCAACCGCCACCACCACGCCCAGCACCGCCAGCCAGCCCCAGTCCTCGTACCGCACGGCTACGCGATCCCCATTCTCGAAATCTCGCCGGCCCGCAGCAGATACGTCACCGCGCCGCGCCGCGACGTGCCGCCCTCAGTTTCCCGGAACCAATCGGAGCCACAGTCAAACGTCGGCGAGCACACCACCGTCCGGTCGGCGTTACTCCGCACCATCCACTCGTGCCAGTGCCCGTGCTGCAAAATCTGCGCGCCGGCCGGCGCATGGTTCCCGATCGCCTGGTTAGCCCACCAAGCGAACGCCTTATCGCGGCGCCACTGATGGCCATGCGCCACCGTCACAACCGAATCACCAACGGGCACAGTCATATAACCCGACCATTTCTCAGGAACCCGCACCCCGACATGCTCGAACGCGGCCGGGTTGAGGGTCAGCGCGTCCGATACCGCGATCGCCGCCTCGGTGGCCCACCCGTCGCCCGGGTAACTGTTCGTCTGCCGCTGCGCCTCATCGTGGTTACCGTTCACCACGTCGATCCACACCCGTTCGGCCAGCGGCGCGAACGTCTCCGCGGCGAACATCAGCAGCCGGCGAAACGCCCGCGTCTGCTCGGTCACCGTCTCCCGGGTCAACCACACGTTGCGGCCGCCCTGCGACACGTTGCCCTCGATGCAATCGCCCGGGAACGACACCTGCACGCCAGCCACCGCGTTTCGGCGACGGCACTCCCGCAGATCGGCGGCCGCCGTCTCGACCGACTGCACGAACCGCTCTACAATCTGCGTGGTGTCGCCGTCCCGCGATCGCTTCCCGAGCTGTAGGTCCCCGGCCTGCACCACGAACCAGTGCGGCGGCCGCGGGTCATCCCGCCGATCCGTCGTCGCCCGCCGCCGGCCCCGGGCCGCCTTAACGATCGCCTCGAGGTCCGTTGCGCCATCGCCAGTAGCGCCGGCGGCCGCCGCAATGTGGAACCGATACGAGGCCAGCCAGCGGGTAGTCAGCTCGCCGAGGATCGGCTTGCCCTTCTCGTCGCTGCCCTCAACCGGCCGGTACGGAACCTCCCAGCGGGACACCCGCGGCGCCCCCACAATCCGCACCTGCGCCGGGTCATACCCGAACTTGCGTAGCAGCTCGTCGTACTCCGGCGGGCCGTCGTCGGCCGGCGTGGCGCTGGTCTGAATGAACCCGGCCGAGCCGTCAAACTCGGTGCGCTGCGTGATCTTCGGCTCGTCGGCCGCCGGGTAGTCCAGTAGGCGATCCGCTAAGCTCACGACGCTGCCCGGTGCTGCTTACGGATACACGCCTGGAACGCCGCCTCCGAGGCGTCCAAACCTTCATCGACGCAATGCCGGTACAGTTGCGCCCGCGATCGGCCGGCCGCGATCCACCTGTCGAACTCGGCCCGGTCTGTCTCGCCCAGTTGCGCGTACCATTCGCAGATGATGCACCGGCCTGCCGTGTAGCTGCGGCGCGGTTCCGCGACCGCCAACCTGTCCGCTAATCCCATGATCTGCACACCTTTCCGTCACAGTGACGTATCGAGGCCCCGGCCTCGGCAGCGGCATTCCGCGGCGGCGCGGGCGATGACGGGCGCCAGCAGCCAGCAACAGCAATCAACGCCGCCGAGGGCGGGGGGAACATGGGGCCGGCCCCCTACACAGGGGGCTGCGCCGGCATCAGCAAGTACAGGAACTCGCCGGCCAACGGCGCGAACGGGCCGGCCACGTTCAGCTCCCCGGCCGCACCAGCGTCAGCCAACAGCAGCGGCCGCTTCGGCCGACCCAAACCGAGGGCCGCCCGCCCAGCCTTCACCGCGCCGAGGCCGTCCAGCAGATAGCGCGGGTTAAGCCACACATCAGCCGGCTCGCCGTAAAACTCGATCGGCAGCTCCTCCCGGTAGCTGCCGGCGTCACCAGCACCCGACACCAGCAGCGCACCGTCCGCGAACCCGAGCGACACCCGTGGCGCCTTCGGGTCCTGCCCCACCGCCAGCACCCGGCCCAGCGCCTCGGCCAGCTCGCCGGCATCGAACACCGCCACCGCGGTGTGCTCGGCCGGGAACACCCGCGACACGTCCGGGAAATCCTCGCCAACCAACTGCGACACCACCGACAGCGCCGGCCCCGTCAAACTCAGCGTGCCCGCCAACCCGACCGCGATGCTGCCGTCTCCGAGCCGGCCCACTTCGCCGAGCGCCCGCGTCGGCACCGTCACCCGCGTGCCAACCTCGGCCGTCGCGCCAGCCGACCACGTGAACGGAACCTCCCGCACCGCCACCCGGTAACGGTCAGTTGCCCGCAACACCAGCACGTCGGCGCCGAACTCGAACTGCACACCCGCGATCGCCGGCACGTTGCCCTCCGTGTGGACCGCCGGCAACACCTGCGCCAACGCCTCGGCCAGCAGATCGCCGTCCACGATGCCCGCCTCGGTGGGCAGGCCGGGCAGTTGCGGGAACTCCCGCGGGTCCATCGTGGGCAGCGTGAACTCCGCGGCCCCCGCCTGCACCACAGCCCGCGCACCGTCGTGCGTAAACTTCACCGGCACCCGCTTCGGCAACGCCTTAGCGATCGCCGCCAACAGCCGGCCCGACACCAGCGTTTCGCCGCCCTCGGCCACCGTGGTGCCGTCCACCGTCGCCGCGGCCGCCACTTCGTAGTCGAACGCCTCAACTTTCAGCCCGGACTCGTCACCCACCAAGCGCACCGCCGCCAACACCGGGTTGAGCGGACGCGCCGGCAACACCCGACCCACCGCCGACACCGCGTCCGCGAACTCTGCCCTGCCTACCGTGAACCCCAACACCAGACGCCCGTCCCGTCTGTCGCGGGCCAGCCCCGCCGGCCAGCCACCTTGCCGCCAGACTAGCGCCTACCATTTGTCGCTGTCACGTTTCGTGGTTGACGGGCAACCCCCGCCTGTCGTAGTGGAGCCGGCGAGAATCGAACTCGCGTGCCGCCGGTACCGCGTGCGGTTTTCGTCGGCGGTCGACCACCATTGCGGCCCCTATGGAATTGTCAGCCGGCCTCCCGTAGCGCGTCCAGGTCGCGCCGCAGCACCGCGTCGGCCTCGATGGACCGCACCCGCTCGGCGTCCAACTCGGCCAGCAGCCGGTCGTCGGTGGCGGCGCGCCGCTGCGCTTCGTCGTGAACCTCGGCGCGCACCCCCCGGACCATCGTTTGAATGTCGCTAGCCAGTTCGAGCACCTTGTCAACGTCGTGCCGCAGATCGGTGCCGTGACTGTTCACCGTCGATCTGTGAACATCGTTCAGCGTCACAACCACTTTCGTCAGTAACGCGATAGCACCAAGCACGACCAGGCCCAGCAGCCCGACCACGGTGGTGGGGAGCTGCACGTCGATACCGTCCACGATTACGCCCCGTTCACCCAGTGCTCGTTTTCCTTGAGGATCACGCCGGCCGTGGTCAGCGCGGCAACGATCACAGTGAACCAATGCTGCGCCGCCGTGCCGGCCAGCGTGCCGTTGAACAACGGCGCCGCCTCGCCGGCCGCGATCACCAGCGTGCCTACCAGCGCAATCAGCCCCTTGTAGTAGCGTTTCGCCTTGTCGGCCGGCGTGACGCTGCCGGCCCTGCGTTCCACCACTTCCGTTGACCCCGCCCCGAATAGGCCATAAGCCCGGCCCTCGGGCGCAATGCGGATACGTTTCTTCACCGTTCCCCCTTTGGTTTATGCGGCCAGCGCGAGACGCCGGTCCCGTGCCACCTGCCGCAGATAGTCGATCGCCGGGCCGACGTCATATGTCAAGTGCGGCGCCGTCCGGTTGACAATGAAGAACATGCCGGCCTGCGTTACCGCGTCCAGTATCGCCGGCAGCTCAGTCTCCGGGCTGGCCATCACGTTGCCGGCCTTGACCGCGAAATCGGTTACGAACCGCCACAAGTCCTGCGCCATCACCAGGTCGCAAATCAACTCCATGTCCTGCCCGGCGAGGTTGTCGGGGCGGTCGCAATAGATGTCCTGCCCCCACGGGCTGTTGCGGCCGTGCCCGAAATCGAGCCACAGTGCCGGCGTGTTTTCGAGCCGGTCCCGGTTGATGCCCATGCCGGCGGGCACCGGCCAGCCAGCGAAACGGTTACCGTGAAACTTGCCCTTTTCAGCCATCGGGTTGCCCCACGTCACGCCGGCCGCCACCTGCGGCAGCAGATCGTGCAACATGCCACCCGGCAGCGCAATGTCCCACTTGTACACCCACGACACCACGACCGCGCCCTGCGAGAACCCGGCCAGCGCAATCGCCTTGCCCGGCTTCTCTGTTGCGTGTCGGCGAATCTGGAAACGCAACTCCTCGATGCCCTGCCAGATGCTCGCCCACATCGGGAACGGGCTAGCCGGGTAGTTCCCGATCGGCTGCCACTCCCAGTCGCCCTCGACTGCCCGGGCGGTATCGGCCGGCGGGCCGGTCCACATGTCCACCCCGGTGCCCTGCACCGTGAACAGGGTGCCGGCCTTCGGTGGCGGCCCAGTCTGCACCGTGCCGATAGCCACCTGGGTCGCCCAGTCGAGCACCCCGTCCTCGCGTAGCCGCGGCGTGTAGCCGGTCGCGTTCTTCTTTTGCTGGTACTCGATCAGCACCGCCAGCAGTTCGAGGTCGAACACGTCCGAGTCGTCCAGATGCTTGGCGTACGAGAATTTGCGCCGCAGTTCGCGTTTCGCCGCGGCGACCGGCTCGCCGGCCATGCCTTGCTGCCAGCCGATCCACGTCATATCAGCGGCCCGCCTCACGGTCGGCGATCGCCTTGATGACGCCCACCGCGTCAACGAGGGTCAGCGCCTCGCCGTTGGCGTTGCGCCCCAACTGCGGCCACCCGCGCAGTCCGGGGCCGCGGAGCTGCGTCTGAATGTCGGCCGCTACCGCGGCAATAGTCATCACCGCGTTGTACAGGTCGTGCTGTTGCTTATCGTTCAATGCCATGAGAAATCCCCCGTTGTCGTTGTCTGCCGGCGGGTTAGGCGCCGGCGCAGGTGCTTTTGGGTCGAACTCGCCGCGCATCGCCTTCGCCACTTCGCCACGGAACCAGCCCATATCGAGGTTGCCCGGGTCCCACTTGCCCTGGGACGCGCCCGCGTATTCTTTGTGTCCGATCACCCGCGAGGCATCCCACCCCAGCCGCTTGGTCAACGCGGCGCAGGTGTCACGCATGGCGATGATCTGCGCGTCGGGCCACGGCTCGCGCTCGTCGTAGGTGCCGTTCGGTCGGATCGTCGGCCACGCGCACTCAATGCCGATCATGTGCCAGTTGGCGTTGTTCGTCGGCAGCCACGGGTAGGAACCGGCGCCGGCGTGCCAGCACACCCCGGCCGCCACCAGCGTCACGGTGCCGTCCGGTGCGATGTGGATATTCGACAGTGGCCCCCGCAGATCGGGGCGGCCCTTGCGGATCGACTCGGCTGTTTCGCGGGCGTTGCCGGTGTGGTGAACCATCACCCCGCGAATGTCCTTGAAGTCTCCGTGCCCGTACATCTGCCACGATGGCAGCACCCGCAGCCGGTCGCCGAGCACCGGCCGTAACACGTCCTCGAGCCACACCGGGTCCCCGGTCCAGGCCATGCCATCACCCCCGTTGTCGGTGCCGGCCCCTGCCGGCAAAATCTGGTCTCCCATTGCGCGGCAGCGGTTCCACCGCTCCGTTCGGTCGGGCATCCCGTTGGGCGTAGTCACCCACCCGTTGACACAGCGGGACCCGGACAGGATGTCGCCGGCGTCGGCGAACCCGTTGATTTGTCCGGGCCGCGGGCCGCCGTGTTGCCAGTACCAGGACACGCCGATAAATCCGTATTGGTCGCTGGCGAGCTGAGTGGGGTTGTCCACGAAATACGTTGGCGTCGGCACGATCCCCTGCGCGTGCGCCCACTCCGATACCTTGCGGTAGTTGTAGCGGCCGGTGATTTGGATAGGGCCGCGCCCCTTGAACCGCACCCCGTCGCCGGCCTGCGTATTCCCGAGGTCGGAGCGCCACTCGTAGGCAGCACCGGACGCTAGTTCTTCCATCCACCGCAGCCCGCCCGACTCGTGTCCAACCTGGGCGAGCCACATGGCGGCCCGGTTGACCGTCGTGCAACCGCACGCCACCATCGACTCCACCGCAGCCGGGAACAGTTGCCGGTAGCGGTCCACTGACAGGCTGTTTCCCATTGCGGCGGCGAACGATTCAACCGTCAGCATCACGGCACCTCGGACAGGCCAGACGGCACCAGCGTGGAATAGCCGGTGCCGCCGAGAGCAGCCAACGCCAGCTCGACAAGTGCCGTGATGGCTTCTCCGCGGGCACCCACGGTGCCGCCGGCAATGCCGCCATCGGCGGCCACCATCCACCGCTCCCCGGTGCGGGTTGCGGTAGCGATCAGCGCGCCCGTTCTGCAATCGACCAGTTGCATCAGGTCGGCGCCGACCGGAACAACCTGGTGGTCTGTTTTCACGTCATACATGCCGCAGCCCCCCGCCCTACGCGCTAATGGTCGGGGTCACGTCGATCGACGCCCCGGTCCCGGACACCACGACGTCGCCACCCGAGAACGGCGCCGAGCCAACGAAAACGCCGCTGGTCGCCGCCGACCAGATGCCGGCCTCCTTGTAGGTGCCGGCCGCCACCGAAATGTTCACCGTCGAACCGGTCACAACCGAGGGGTTGGCGTTCGTCGCTGCGCCCCAGGTGGTTTGCTTGCGCCCGTAGCCGCCGCCGGTGGCCTCGCTGGTCCCCGTGGTGCCGGCCGTTGCGGTGTGAACGCTCACGTATGTGCCGAGCGCCTTGATCGCGTTCGCTGCCGCTTGGTGCGTTGCGTTCGGAATAGCCATTTTTGCATCCTCCTAATGCCATGACAAATTGGACGCGCAGCCGGAATTGGCTGCTCGTTATCGGTGTGAATTGGTTAGCGGCGCTTGCCGGTTACGGCACGGCGGTGTTCTGCCGGGCCTGCACGATCACTTCGCCGCGGGCACCGTTGCCGCCCCTTTGAAAACCGCCGCCGCCGGCGCCGCCGCCGCCCGGCGCGTTACCGTTCTGCCCGTTGCTGGTGGTCTGCGCGCCACCCGTGATTGAAATTCCCTGATAACTCTGGTTACCCGGCGATTTGCCTTGAGTGCTACCCGTTCCGGTGTGGCCCGCCCCGCCCGGTGCGGACACGTAGGAGCCGAAGCTGGATGGGCCGCCGTTACCGCCACCCAAGTTGCCGTTTACACCAGCGCCGCCACTCCCAACGGTCGCGAGGAGCGACTCTGTTGCGAAGTTCGGCTGACCCGTCCAGGTGGCGTAGCTACCAGCGTCTCCACCGCGCCCAACAATGCCGAACGTGTCGCCGTTGCCGCCGCCACCGCCGCCCAACACGATTACGTCGAGGAAGTCGATACCCTTACGCCACCACGCCGGCGGGGTGTACTGTCCGGTGGCGGTGAATCGTTGCGACACCGGCGGGTACACGTTGCGGCCAACCGCGGCCGCACCCATGCCGATCGACACGGACAGGCCAGCCGTCCGCGCATGGTGGGCGCCGCCGGCCGCGCCCATCGCCGGCGTGACTGCCAGCGCCACCGAGGCCGCCGACGTGCCCGCCGCAGCGGCGCCGAACGCCGGGGTGATCGCCAACACCGTCGAGGCCGACGACACGGCCGACGCGGACGCCCCAACCTCGGGGGTCACCGCCAGCTCCGTGGCCCGCTCGTACCGCTCGGCGCCCTCGGCGCCAACCGCCGGCGCCACCCCGCCCAGCTCGGCGCCGGCCGCGTACCGCTCGGCGCCCTCGGCGCCAACCGCCACCGTGACCGATAGCCCGAACGGGCGGGCCGCCATGCCGGCGATCCCCTCGCCCCCGGCGCCAACCGCCGGCGCAACCGCCAGACCGAACTCGGCCACCGACGTTCCGGCGCCCGCGGCGCCAACCGCCGGCGTGACCGACAGGTCCACCGCGCCCGCCGACGTGCCGGCAGCCGCCGCACCGAACGCCGGCACAACGACCAGCCCCGCCTCGGCCGGCACCGTGCCAGCACCCGCGGCGCCCACCGCCGGCGTAACCGCCAGATCGGCTGCTGCCGCGTACCGCTCGGCACCTGCGGCGCCAACCGCCGGCGTGACCGCCAGCCCGAACTCGCCGGCCGACGTGCCCGCGGCGTCCGCGCCGAGGGCCAGCGCCAGCGCCAGCTCCACCGCGGCGGCCGACGCGCCACCGAGGCCGGCGCCGGCCGCGCCGAGGGCCAGCTCCACGGCCAGCGTGAACACCCGCCAGGTGTTCATGTCCAGGGCCGGCGTGACCGCCAGCTCCATCGCCGCGGCGTACCGCTCGGCGCCATCGACAGCGACCGCCGGCGCCACCACGAGGCCCACCGAGGCCACCGACGACGACGCCGGCGTTGCGCCCAGCGCCACGGCCACCGACAGACCAACCGCGGCCGCGTGCCGCTGGCCGGCGTCCGCGCCCATCGACAGCGACACCGACACCGCGAACCCGGCCACCGACGTACCCGCCCCCTCGGCGCCGAGCACCAGATCGACAGCCAGCAGCAGCGCCCGGGAAGTCTGCCCAAGCATCGGGCACGTTCCGGTAACCATCACGAAACGGTCCTCGGCGGCCACCACCGCCAGCCGGTCCTCGGCGGCCACCGCGGCGCGCCGATCCTCGGCCAGCACCACGCCGGTACGCCATTCGGCGGCCACCGCGGCGTGCCGGTCCTCGGCCAGCACCGTGCCGGTACGCTGCTCGGTTGCCACCAGGGCGCGGCGGTCCTCGGCGACCACTGCCGCCGAGCGTGCCTCGCAAGTCACGGGCTAGCTACCGCTGTTTCACCGTCACCAGAATGGTGCGGTCGTCCTCGCGGCCCTGATCGGTCACAATATGGACCGTGATTTCGCACTTTTGCCCGACGACACCGCCGGAAAGCCACACGGTTACAACGTCGTTCGTGTGTTCCACCTGGTCGATAGCCGCCGTGCCGCCCGCCAGGGTGGCGGTAGCGTTCACGATCGTGTCGCCCGGGACCAGCCAGTCTTTCCAGCCCAGCGGGTAGTCGAGCACCGCATCCGGGTCCTTAATGTGCTTCGCAACGTAGTCGATCGACGCCATAGCCGTTGTGTCCCTTCGCTACTCAGTACCCGGTGAGCCAGATTTTGCCGCCAGCACCGGCCCCGCCAGGCGAGTAACTGAACCCGCCGGAACCGCCGCCGCCCGGGCCGAACCCGTCGCCGCCCCACATGGTTTGAATCTGGCCGCCCTCGTAGGTGCGGCCGTTGAACTCGAACGGGGCCACCGCCTGCCCCCACGAAATAGGCTGGTCCGGGGTGCCCAACAGGGTGCCTTTGTTGGCGCCGTGCAACCCGCCGTCGGCCTTCAACAAGCCGCCCACCGCAGCCGGGTTAGTGATCCCGGGAACGGTCAGCGTTGTGTCTGCGCCGTCCTCACCGGACGCGCCGCCCACGCCGATCACGCCACTAACGGCCTGGGTGGCGCCTGGGAAGTCAACACCGCGCTCCAGCGTGATACCGAGCCACGCGCCGCACAGACCGCCGCCGCCGACGAACAGATCGCCGGGGTCGCCGCCACCGCCGGCGCCCAGCAGAACCACGTCAATCTTGGTTGCGCCGAACGGGATAGCCCACTCGATTTCGTCGCCCGGCGTGCTGTACTCGTTGGTTGCGCGTTGCGGCACCGGCATGTACGCGCTCAACAGGTCCCGCAAGTTGATGACACCGCTACCCAGCGGGACCGTCGCTACCGCGTAAATCGTCCGCGCATACTGCAACACGACCGCCACGTTGTAGTCGCCCGGCTCGAGGTCAGCTTCCAGCTCGCCGTCGTCCAGCGGGAACCGCAGCCGCACCGGGGCCACCATGCCGTCCCGGACGGTGGGCGCCAGTACCGCGTTCCGCAGATACCGCGGCTCGAACTGCACATAGCCGACCGCCGGTTCGCCCTCGGCGTCGGTAAACGTCGCCCGAATTGTCGCCATTACTTCGCCCCTCCTAGTGCCGGGCCGGCCGCTGCCTCCCGGGCCGCCCGCTTCACCGCGGCCGGCGTCGAGCCTGTTTCCTGTTGCGCCACAACCGCCGCCGCCACCGCCTCGGCGATCACGTCGGTCAGCTCGGCGCGGGTCAACATGATCGGCTCGTCGGCCGGATCAACCGGCGCCGCCGGCGCGGGCGGGTTGACCCACTCGCCGTTATCGACGTAGACCTCGACCAGTTCAGGTTCGCCGCCGAGGTTGTCCATGCGGTGCCCGGTCATCACCGCGGTCTTACGGGTGGCGGTCATCCGAGCCTCCCCAGCGCGAAGTACGCATTGCGGCCGTCTGCCGTCCCCGTCATGTTGGCTATCGAAGCCGTGCCGTTGCCGGCCGCGGGCTTAATCACGTCGCCGGCGTTCGCCACAATCACGGCCATGCCGCGGGCGAACTGCGTATAATACGTGTTGAACGAGTGGATCGTCCCGCCGACGCCGAACGGCCCCGAGTAGAAGGTGGCGCCGTAATAGTTAGGGCCGCTTGGGATATAGAACCCGGCCTGGGCCAAGTACAGGCCCGCATCCTCAACCACGAACCCATCGGCGCCGCCGCCGGTCAATCGGGTGATGCCGGGCGATATCGCTTCCAGCGTCTCGAAGTATTCCTCGGGAACGGTAGACACGAAGCTGGCCGACTGGTTGTACGTGGCATCGCTGTAGCGGCGCATCACTCCACCAATGCCGCCCTTGATGAACCCGGGACCGACGTTCATGTCGGTGGCGCTCACCGCCTGAATCTGACCCGGCATGAACAAGTCGCCGACCAGTCCGACACCGATCGTCATACCGTGACCAATGCGGCGGTAGTCCGACCCGTACGGCGCTTGCCCCGCGGTGAACGTGTGCGATGCGACCACTTGGCCGCCGATGACAGCCTCGAAGTAGTACGGGTCGGACTCGTTCGGGCACCGCACGACCACGCTCACGCCAGGGCCGACGTTGCCGCCTAGCGCAACTTTGCTGCCGACCATCGTGCGGGAACCGCCGGCGTAGTAGCCGAACTGAATACGGTTCTTCCATATCCGCGCAAACACGAACTGCGTTAGCGTGGCATTGGCCCGCAGAATCGCCAAGTTCGACCCGCCGTACAACGACGAGTCGCTGAACCAGCTAGGGTTGCCCGGCGTGGAGTTGAAAGTGATTGTGACGGAATGCTGGTCGGAACTTAGCGGCGTCACGTAGACGGCGTAGATGTAGCGGTCCCCGGACTGCTGCACCATGTAGTACGCATGATTGACGGTGAACGCCGGCGTGCCCGTGCCGGTGATATTCCAGTTGCCGCCGCCGCCCGAATCCCACCCGTTGCTCGATGCGACGAACCGGACACCGCCGGCCGGGTTGACTGCCTCGTTTTGAAGGTCGTCCAACGCTGCGCGCACGTCGGACACAGCGGTTCGCAGGGCGGCCACGGCCTCGGCGGTGTCTGCTACGGTACTCTCGGTGTGGTCCGAACCGTCCGCGCCGGTGCGAACCGCGTTCGCCAGGGTGTCGGTGGCCTCGCGGGCCGCATCCAGCTCAGCTTTTGCGTCGGCCACGGTCGGCGCCGGCGGCGGTGTTGGAATGTTCGCCGCGTCAGTGTGCAAGCCCCACAGCCGGTTCCATGCCGCGTACCACGTCCGCTTGCCGCCGATCGTGTGGTTCGGTGGGTCGCTCGGGGCGCCCACCGGGTAGGTCAGGTGGAACACATCGAACAGGATGGTTAGGTCCTCGAACAGTTGTCCGAGCCAGTCCGTTGCGGTGGTGGCCTTGCCGTCTGCCTGCACCGCCTTGCCGCTCGCGTAATCAGCGACCATGCCGGCAGCCTCGGCGGTGTAGGCCACATCGTCCAGCTCGGCCTGCACGTCGGCCGCCGGCAACGCCGGCATCGGGTCGCCCGCATCCTTGACAACCCCGAACAGGTCCTGCAAGTCGTTCCACGCGCTGTACCACGTCCGCTTGCCGCCGATCGTCCGGTCGGGCGCATCACCGGGCGCCCCCACCGGGTAGAACACGTGCAGCAGGTCCAACAAGATCAGGGTGTCGGTAATCAGCCGGGTAAGCCACGCCAGCGCGTCGACGCCCCACTCCCACAGTTGGGCGCCCCAGTTGCCAAGCGTTTCCCATATCTGGTCCAGCGACTCGAAAAACGTTGTCGGGTCCAGCCCTAGCAGCGATTTCGATAGCTCGGACAGCAGGGTGAAAATGAAACTGTTGCCGCCCGGCATGTTGCCGAACAGGCCCGACAGCACCTCGGTCCAGCGGGCCTGCTCGGCGTCGAAATGCTCGTCCCGCCAGTCCTGTTCCGTCTTGGCGGCCCACGCCGCCAAGCTGACGTAGTTAGCGGCCGGGACGGGTAGGAACCCATCGGGCTGTGTCACGCCCCGGCCCCCTCGTCACGCTCGGCCAGCAGGGCCTCCAACAGCTCGGCCTTTTGCAGCGCGGTCAGCCGGCCTAGCGCCTCGCGGGCAGGGTGGGGCCGCTCGTCGGGCGCGTCGATCGGCACCCACCGGCCGGGCGAAGTCATCCAATGCGGCTCGTTCGCCGTTGGCGCTTGGTACTTGATGACCGGCTCCGCGGCCAGCCGCGCACCGCACTTATGCAGGTGCTCCGACACCGCCATGTTGTAGGCAATCGGCATCACCAACTGGGCGCCCCGAACCCCCGGCAACGCCACCAGCGTCCACAGAAACATTTCTTTCGGGTCCGACAAATCGCAATTCTCGCGGGTCGGAAATCCCTTAGTGAAATTGTAACGCTGTTTGTCGAATGTACCCGCAGCCATTTAGTACACCCCCAATTCCTTTAGCGCCGCCACAATGTTCTCGATCTTGGCCCACGCCCGCTGGGCCGGGTCCTGCAACGCCCGGTCGTCGCCGATCGTCAATTGCCACGCCGGGTAGTTGTCGTTCTCGTCCCACGCCAGAACAATGTTTCGACAACGGTCCATGTGGATGCGGCCCCGAATATCGTCCTTTAGGACAATGCCGATCCGGTCATCTAGCCAGAAATGCCCGACGCCCGGCCCGCCGACCCGATACGGCGCGTTATTCTCCACCGACACCTTGCAGCTAATGGTGGTCTTGGTGGCCCAGAATCCGGCCCGCAGCACCATCAGGGAGGCCAGCGTGTAAGCCTTATTCGCGCCGTCCTGCCAATACTCAAAATAGCGCGACCAGCCCGACTTTTGCGCCCGCTCGGTCGATTTCACCGACCAGAACGCTAGAATTGTGTCCTCGTATAGCGGCTTGACGAGTGCGTCAATGCTGCCGCCAAGGGAGCCGATTTGAATTAGCCCGCCGAGAATATCCGCGGCCGCCTGAATGCTCGCGCTAATGGCCTCGTTCACGCCCGGCATGGAATGGCCGCCACAGTTAACCTGGACGCCCTTGGCCGGCGACGTGATGAACTCCGAGGACTGGACCGCCGAGTGCTGGTCCTCCCGATAGATCACATACGGCAATTCGCGCTGCGTGTAGAACAGCCCGGGCACACCGTACGCTTCTTTCACGCCGGGAGCCAGGTCGTCGTCAGTGATAACAGTCAGCGTCGAGTCGATAAAATCCTCGGCGAACTCGGCCACGGTCAGCGCCAGCCCGTCGAAAATCGTGCCGCCGTTCGACGTGCCAAGATGGAACCCGGACTTGTTCACCACATCGACCACGAGCGCACCGGGCCGCAAATTCGCGCCCTCCCACGGCTCGGGGTCGCCGAGGGCCGGCAGATAGCGGTCGGTAGTCACCGAATATTCGCCGTCCTCGAGCGGCTGTTTCGCCATGTCGTGCCAGTTCGACCAGCGCGACGAACACACGCCCCAGATGTCGCCGGCCTCCAGCCCATCCAGAAAACCGCCCGGCGCCACCACAAGCTGCCAGGTGGACTGGTCCAACGAGGTAAACCACGACCCGAAATCGAGCGGGTCGTCGGGAATGGTGATTAGCGGGTTATGTTCCCGCACCACCTGGGACCACAAAGCTGTTTTCAGCACCCACGGGACGGGGCCGCCGAGAATGAAAGCACGAGGCCACTGGAATGCCGCCGGCAGCCAGCTATTCGACCAAACAGAATACCATTTCAGGTTTTCGTAATCGTGCAACCATGTGACCTCCATCGACTTGTCGCCGTCGTCGGTCAGTTTCACGTTGGCGCTGTCCATGCGGCCGGCCCACCGCGCCCCGGAATAGTCCACGGTGATATGCACGTTGCGTTTCTCGCCGCGGTCGATCCGGCCCTGCATGTCGTGAATCCATTGCGCCACCGGCGCGTTGAACGGTAGCTCCGTCATGCCCGGGCCGGTGTCGTTGCTGATCCACGAGAATTGCGCCTTGTACTCGACCGCCATGATGTGCTGCAAATTCCAGTCGCCGTCCCACACCAGCACGGACGGCCGCACCCGCAACGCCATCTGCTCGGCCCGCTTTTGCTTTTCCGTCTCGGCCAGAATCGCGGCGCACTGCGCCTCGAGGCTCATGCCAAAATCGAGCGTTACCGGCTCGTAGTCGATAACGGCGGTTGCGGACTGCACAGCTATTCCAGCCCCCACGGCCGCGACCACCTGCGCGGCTGCACGAGCTGCGCCATAGCGCCGCCGGCCGGCGCGTCCTTAAACGAAATCGGCAACTGCTGCCGCGGCGTGTACGGCGGGATGATGTGCTGGAAATACTGCCCGCCCAGCAGCGGCAGCAGGTTGGTGTAATGCACGTCCCGGATATGCAAGTCGCGGGAGTCCAACGACACCACCGCGCCGCCCTGAACGTCGGTCAGCGGCGGCAGCGTGATGGTCCGCGACTTGTACAGACCACCCGGGCGGCGCCGGTACTTGCCGCCCCGCCACGAGAAATCGGGCAGCGTCCACGTTGCGCGGGTCAGAACCCACTTGTGCCGCAACGGCTGGTCGGTCGGATTCTCAATCTCGATGTAGCCATCCGCAGCCGAGGCGCCCGACTTGAACGAAGTCACCACGTCGGCCTCGTACCAAAACGGTTGACCTGCCCGCAGTTTCAGCAGCAGGTTGAAATACTGCTGTTCGATCGGGTCCACGTCGAAATCACAGATAGGGGCCTCGGACAGCATGAGGTCCAACATGCGCTCGCCCGACCGCTCGGTTTCGATGTGCAGCCGGGTCGGTTCCGGGTCATCGTCCCACGGGTCCGGTTCGTAGTCGAAAATCTTGCGGAACTCCGACTCGTTGTCCTCCGCGGTGCGCGGCGGCATCTCCGTTTCGGTGATGTGGAACCCCAACTCGAGGTCGCGGTGCAAATTCTTTTTCGACTTCTGCGTGCTGCCGTCCTGAAATGCGCCCGTTTTCCAGGTGGTCACCACCGGCGCGTCGTACGCAATGCGGACCTGTCCCTGGGCATTCCAGACGCCCTCGGCGCCGGCCTCGCGGCCGTGCGTGTGGAACGTCGCGCCGAGGCCGCCACCGCTGAACCACATCGCACGAATCTTCCGGTCGAAATAGTCCGGGTCTTTGATGAAGGGGCTTGTGAACTCACGCATTAGGGACGCCCCGCGTAGCGCATCATTTGCAAGCGTTGCCGCGAACTCATCTGCGCCTCCAATTCCCGAACGTCCTTAACGGTCACGTTTTCAATTCGCACGCTGTAGTCGTTGGGGGCCTCGGTAGCCACCGCCCGATCCGGGGCCGGCCGGCCGGCCACCGCGGCCAACGTCTGCCACTGGTCGCCCGTCAAAATCGGCTCGGGGCGCCGCGTCTTGTTCACCGCCACGTCGCCGGGCATCAGCCAGCCGCCGCTGTCGAACACGCCGACCACGCCGCCCTTGCCGTAGCGCGGCAAGATCAGGTCGTCCAGCGGCCCGGGCGGGCCGCCGCGCCCGTGTTGCTGGTCCTCGGCGACCGGGCCGCTAGCCGGCCCCACCGCGGCCGCAGTAACGGCCGGCGTCGGCGTAGTCGCCGCCGACTGGCCCGCAGCGCCGCCCAACAGCTCACCGATCGGCGGCGCCTCGGGGGTGATGCCACCCGCCTGCGCCGGCCCCGCCGGCCCGCCGACAGGCTGCTGCCCGGGCAACTGGCCCGGCTGCACCGGCCCACCGGCCTCGCCGTCCTCGGCCTTCTCGCCGGTCGTCACCGCGGCGTCCTGCCCGGGCAGTTGCGGCATGAACTGGGTCGGATCGGTCTGGAAGAACCGCGGCACCCCGAACGGCATCAGGATTTCGGCCAGCGAGTCGACGCCAATGCCCATCATCTGTGTGGCCCAGTCGATCCCACGCTTCGCCGCCTCGGTGCCGAGGCCAATCGCCGAGGCCGCCGCCGAGCCGGCCGCCGGCGCCGCCGCCGCACCAGCCCCGAACGTGCCGGCCGTGACACCCGCCGACGCTGCCGTCGCGGCCGCCGAGGCCGCTTGGTCGATCAGGCCCTTAGCGATTTCGCCACCCATGCCGATAATCCCGGACAGGAACGACGTACCGGCCTGCCCGCCGCCGCCGGCGCCCGCCGGGATAAGCCCCTCGGTGCGCTCCGCGGCGTCCACGCCGGCCAGGTCTGCCGACTGCTCACGGTCCACGGCGCGCTGCGCCGACGCGACCGCGTTGCGCGCCGCCAACAGATCGGAGTCCTTGGCCTTACCGGACGCCAGCAGCTCATCCAGGCGCGTCTGCGCCACACCGAGCCGGCCTTGCGCGTCCGCGATCCGATCGGCGGCCGATCGCTTGCCCGCCTTGCCGCCCGCGGCGATCGCTTCACGGTCGGCGACCGCCTGATCGAGGCCCCGCTGCGCCTTGTCGATCGCGTTCTGCGCCGCCTCCAACTGGGACGCCTTCGCCTTACCGCTGGCCTGCAACTCGGCCGCCTTCAACTTGGCGACCTCGAGCGCGCCTTGCCGGTCGGCGATCTTGTCGTCAGCCCCGGCGATGCCGCCGCCTTCGAGGCCCGGCACGCCCATGCGGCCCGGGTCCCAGCCGGCGTTCAGGGCGGCCACCACCGCGGCCCCGCCGTTCTGCATCGCCTTGTGCCGCACCACGCCTTCACCGCGGGACACGAACGCCGTGGGCAGCCCATCGGCGCCGAGCGCCAGAATCGAATCGCTTGTGCCGCTACCAGGCCCGTAAATGGTGCCGTCCGGATTGACACCCGCGACACCGCCCCGGGCCTTGCCGGGCGGCCCGTCGCCGCCGCTGCCACCACCGCCGCCGAACACCCCACCGAGGCCGGGGATATGGCCCGCGATGCCCTTGATAGCGTCGATCGGCTTGCTCACAATATCGGCGATAGCGCCGAAGATATTGCCCAGTGCGTCTTTGATTTTCGTGGCAATCTCGACCACTTTGTCGTGCAGGACTTGGAACCCGGTCTTGAATTTCTCAAATACGTCTTTGACGAAATCCCAGCCGGTACCAACGGCCTCCTTGACGCCGTTCCACGCCGGCACCATGTAGTTCTGCCACAGCTCGGTGGCCTTCTCGCCCACCGCGGACAGCGCCGATTTGAACGCCTCAAACTTGCCGCGCAACCATTCCCACACCGCAGAAAATGCGGTCTTGACGCCTTCCCATGCGTCCGACAGGAACGACGTAAACGCCGCCCACGCTTTGCGTCCCGTCTCGGTCTTGGTGAAAAACGCCACCAGCCCGGCTGCTAGGGCCGCGATCGCAACCACCACAATGCCGATAGGGTTGGCGGTCATGGCGGCATTCAGCAGCCATTGCGCGGCCGCCCACGCCTTCGTGGCGCCCGACACCACAATGGTTTTCGCGGCCCATAGGCCCATTTCGATCTTCGCGAGCGCGAGCTGCGCGATAAACGGTGCCAGCAGCACCGCCAGCGCAGCGCCTAGCGGCTTAGTGACGGCCTCGGTTTCCTTGAACCAATCGACTACCTCGCCAATGGCCCCGGCTAGCTTGCCGGCCCACTCCACCGCCAGGCCGATCACGTCGGCCACGATGGGGCCGAACGTCTCCACCGCAGCCACCGCAGCGCCGAACGCCACGCCGAGCGCCGCAGCCACGTTCTTAATCAGCGGCATCGCGTCCTGCACCGCACCGACTAGCTTGCCGAAAATTTCGCCCAGCTTGGGGCCGATCTTCGCCACCAGCCCCGACACCGCCGAAACGATGCGCGGAACAACACTTTGCACCAGCCCGGCAACAGACTGGAAGAACACCATCACCCGCGGGCCGGCCTCAGCCGCGAACGCCTTAACCCGTTCAACCGCAACAGGAACCCACGCCGACAGCCGCTCGCCGAGGCCCGCCACCATCGGCCCAACCTGCGCCGTGATGTTGTCGAACATGCCAGTGATGCCGGCAAGGGCCTGCTTGCCTAGCTCGATGAACGGCGCCAGCACCTTCTCGCCGAGCCGGCCCATAGCGGCGCCCATGTTCGCCACCGCGCCCTGGAACGTCGAACCCGACTCCTGGGCTGCGCCGCCTAGCTTCGTCTCCATTGCGGCCGCGAAATCATCGAACGACACCAGGCCCTTGCTGACCATCTTCGAGACTTCCTCGGCCGACTTGCCGAAGTGCTCGCCGAGCATGTCCAGAATCGGAATACCCGCCATCAGAACCGAGTTCAGCTCTTGGCCCTGCATCTTGCCTTTGGCGGCCACCTTGGCGAATACGGCGCCCATCTGGTCTAGGCCGACACCGGCGATAGTCGAGGCATCACCGGCCAGCGACAGCACCCGCACCAGTTCCTCGCCGGGCTTGATCCCGGACGCCACCAACTGCCCGGCCAACGATGCGGCCTCGCCCATGCCGAACGCTGTACCACGAACCGCGGCCATCGCGTTGTCCATGATCTTCGCCACGTCGTCGGCCGTGTTGCCGAGTCCTGCGAGCTGCGCCTTGGCCTCGTCAATCTTGACGGCACGGGCGAACCCCTTGGACAGCACGGAGCCGAGGGTGCCGGCGATCCGCTGCCCGACGCCTTGCATGATGCCGGTGAGTGTGTGCGAGACAACGCCGCCGAGGGCCTTGCTCGCCGAGGCAACGGCACCGCCAGCGGCGCCAAATCCCTTGGCGAACAAGCTCCCCGACCGCTTGCCGGCCACCTGGGCCTGCCCTTGGATGCCGGTGATGTCGGCGGCGATCTGTTTCATCGCCCCGCTGTACTGCACAGTCAGTTCGATATAGCCCGATGCGAGTTTCTGCCCAGCCACCGCCGACACCCCCTCCCGTTTCGTCTCTTACTTGCCGTCGTCGTCAGGCGCCGCGAACAATGCGGTCAACCTCGCCGCCCGACTCGGCGGCGCCTCGGCCGGCGGGGCCGCCGGCCTGCCGCGCCGCAACAGCTCCCGGATACGCGACCGCGGCGCGCCCTTGCCCTTGGGATGAACCGGACGTTTACGGCCATGCACGCCAGGCCGTTTAATCGGCTCGGGCATGTTGCGGCCGGCTTGACCGTCCTTAGTTCGCGCCCACTGCAACCACCGCAGCACGTCCACGATGGCGGCCAGCAGCATGTTGGTGGGTGTCCAACCGGCCTCCTCGGGGTGCATCGCCCGGAACAGCTCAGACTCCACGCCCGAGTGCTCGACAATGATCCGCAGGTCGCGCCAGTTGAAATCGTCACTAGGGCAATGCCGTAGGCGTAGCCCCTTGTCGATTAGGTCGGATTCCAGGGCCTCGCCGTGCCGCCGTATCAGGTCGGCGAGGTCTAGGATTCCCCCAGCTCAACACCAGACTTACGCTGCATCGCGTGCAGGGTGTCGACCAGCTTGTCGGCCGGCAGCTCGTCCAGCTTCGCCAGCTCGGCCGGCGGGAGCGCCCACTCGAATACCGCCCACATCTGCTCCTGCTGGTCTTTGCGGGTACGCCGCAGAATGCCCACCGGCACCACTGCCAGCGACCGGAACCGAAGCGTAGTCGGCTCGGCGCCGTCGATCGTGCCATCGCTGGGCACGTCCACCTCGATTTCCAACAGGTTCGCCGAATCGTCCACCGCGACCGAAGTTTTCGCAGCCATGTTTCGCAGCCTTTCGCCTCAGATATGGAAAATGCAGCCGGGGTGTTTGCTTGCGGGGCCGTGAGGCCCCGAGGGGAGCGAACCCCGGCTGCGGTGAGAGTGTCGCCCCCCTCGGGCTTACTGCTGGGCCTTTACTCGCCCTCGCCTTCGCCTTCGCCTTCGCCTTCGCCGCCGCCGGGCGGGGTCTGCCCACCGCCGCCGGTGATGCGCCGGCCGTCGTCGGTCCAGGTGTAGATGTGCTCGTCGTGCTCGTCGGCGAACGCCTCGATCGTTACGGCGTACTCGATCGTGTCGGTGTGAACCACCTTCACGTCGCCGGTTTCGATGATCTGCCCGTCCGGGATGTAGGAGCGGTAACGCGCCGGCGATTCATCCCCGTCGCCCAGCGATGTGTCCAGCGTGTCCACCACCCACGACAGGTGCGGCAGTCGCTTCGCGTTCTTCCGGGTTTCCACGATCGTGCCGTGCTCCGTGGTCGCCGGGATCACGGTCACGTTGCTAGCGCCGTGAATCGCCTTGAGTACGTCAGCATTCAGGGATTCCAGGAACACCAGCTCGATGGTCTTGCCGAACTGGGTCTGGAGAACCTTGACGACCTTGCCGCCGAAGTTGCGTTTCTTGTCGATCTGCCGGTCGGTGACTTCGTTGAACCCGTCCTCGCCCACGTCGCCGAGGTCCACGAACGCAACGTCCAGCGGCTCGAACGGGTCGGGCAGGCTCGGCCCCTCGGTGCCCAGCGGCGCCGCGAAGATCGAACCGGCGGCCGTAGGTTCGGCCGCATAAATGTTTTTGGCGTTTGCCATGACTGTTTGCCCCTTTCAGGCTTAAATGAATTGCAGCCGTTACCGATTGGCACGTACTAGGACGTCCGCGGTTACTTGGAAGAACACGGCCCCGTCGTCGGGGTCCTTCAACTTGGCCGGCTCCCCGATCACGTTGACCCGCCGCACGCCGATCCCGGCCCGCCGCGACAGCACAACCTCCCAGCGCACCCGCTCGGCTAACGTGCCGGCCGTGTACTCGTCCGGGTCCCATATACGGAACACCAGCCGGCGCCACGACAGCACCTCTGGTTTCGCGCTCGACCCGGCCGGCGCAGTCGAAACGGCCACCAGTCGCGCCGGCCGCTTCGCCGGCACGTCGCTTACCACCCGCGCATCGGTTAGCTTTTCGGTCAGATAATCGACGTAAACGCTTGCAATGTACGGAAACACGATCAGCCCCCCGCCCGATAGAACTCGTTAACGAGGGTGTTGTTCTTCGCGTTGTCGCGCATCGCTTGCGGGGTCGCCGTGATGACCGTGGCCCGGAAGCTGCGCTTGGCCAGTTGCTTACCGTCACCCTCGGTGCCCACCCGGTAGCCGTCCGGTGTCTTGTTGTCGCGGTACTTGGACCGGGCCAGCGCCTCATTCGCCGCGTCCGCGACCCGCTTCATGCGGTCCACGCCCTCAGTTTCGACTACCTCGCTAACGAGGTTGTTCCAGCCGCCCTTATGGAACTTCAACCGAACCCGGCCGGCCACTACCCGGTCACCCGCTTAAGCTCGACCACCATGCCGGGCCGCCAGCCGTGCCAGCCCGTCGAGTAGTCCCGGACCTGCAATACCTCGTACAGCTCGCCGGCAACCTCGAACTGGTCCAGCAGCCCAACGGTTGCCGCGTCGGCCGGCATTGTGACGTCCAGCCGCGACACGATGCGGGCCTCGTGTCCCGCCAGGATCGTTTCGTCCCGGCGGGTAACCCACCCGAACACCGCAATTTCGACCGGCTCACCGAACACCGGCTTCTCGTTCTTCATGCGGTCGAGCTGCGTTCCCACGCATGGGATGTGCTTGACCTTGTGGCGCCGCGGGAACACGTCACCACCACCCGGGCGGCTTGCGCGGCGTCCGATCCGAGGACACCGCGATCGACTGCACCGCCCGTCGATGCCGCGCCAACGCGGCGCGGTCGGCCCGGGTCAGCCACACGCCAGTCGACACGAACGGCTCCGCGAAACTGGCCTGGTACTCCGAGGCCCCCAACTGGGTCACGCCATCAGGCACCGCGCCGGCATCACCCGCATCGGCCCGCAGCCGGCGGGCCACCATGCGCGACACCACCAGCGTTACCGCCGCCGGGATTTCGTCCTCGGCGGTGAAATCGCGGCGCAGGTATTCCTGCACCACGACCGCGGCCTCGTCCAGCAGGTCGGCCACGTCCGTTTCGTTGTCCAGTTCGCCGCCCATGCGGGCGGCCACGTCTGCGCGTGTTGCTAGCTCAACCACTGCCACCCCTTAATGCCGGCGCGGTGGGCGCCGGCCAGCCGCCCGCCGAAGCGGGGGCCGGCCGGCGGCCGCGGTCGCGGGCTATTCGCCCTCGCCCTCGCCCTCGCCCTCGCCCTCGCCCTCGCCGCCGTTACCGGGGTCGGTGCCGTCAGCGGGGCGCACCAGGGACACCGGAGAGCTGGACTGCAACTTCGACCCGTAGGCGATGTTGTCGCCCAGCGCGTAGGCGAACCGGGCCTTAAACCGAAGCGCGACCATGTCGTGCTCGGCCAGGTTGATCCCGCCAACGGTGGCCTGATCGAGGAACTTGACCTCGACGTCCTGCCGCACGCCGATCAGCACGCGGGAACGGTCCACGATCAGCGCGGTCGCCAGCGACGGGTCCCACACCAGCTGGTCGCCGCCGGCGCCGTCGTCCACGGTGCCGGTCACGTAGAACGTGTTCAGGCCGTGAACGGTCGCCGCCGAGCCGGGCGCCGAGGACAGCGGCCCCTGGAACACCGGCTGCCCGTTGTGGTCCCGCTGGTTGGCCAGCCGGTACTGCAAACCGCGCCGAGCGAACAAGCTGGTCGGCTCGTACCGCTCCGACAGGGCCTCCGCGCCCAACAGAATCGACCCGGAAATGTCCTCGCCGTCCCGCGGGTCGCCCAGCTCGAACACGTTGCTGCCGGCGACAGCCGACGCATACAGGTCGTTACTGTTCCACGTCCCGGGCTTGTTGATCCCGAAGAACACCGCGCCGTCGAGCGCGTAGCCGATCGCCTCAGCGCCAGCCACCGCGAGCTGCCCGAGGACAGACTCGGTGGCGTCATCGACCACGTTCTCGTGAACGGGCACAATGACGGCCAGCTCCTCGGCAACCAGTTTCTTGTTGCCCCAGGTAACCTTGCCGGTGGGCTTGCGGCCGACCGGGTTGCTGTCCGCGTCGTAGGTGGCGCTGTCGTACTCACCGACCCACTTGGCGTGCGGCTTGGTCGCCAACACCGGCTCGTTGACGGTCTTGGTGCCCATGTCCCGAGTCGGGAACGCCTGCAAGGCAACCGACTGCTTGGCGGCCCAGCTCAGGAAGTCATCACCATATGCTTCCTGAATCAGGGTCGCCACATCATTCCGGCTAACGTCAGCCATTATCGCATCCTCCTAATGCGTTGCCGGCCAACGTGTTTCGTTGTCCGGTTTGATGAATTGGTCAACCGCCCGTACGCATCAGGCGCAGCGCGGCGGCGGCTTGCTGCTTCGGCGTCGAACCATCCGGCGGCGCCGAGGCGCCCGACCGAATACCTTGCGGCCGAGGGATTTTCGTTCCCTTCGGGTTGCGCCATTCCAGCGCCTTATCCGCGGACGCTTCCAGCGCCTCGCGGGTGTCACCCTTGAGCAGTTCGACCGGGACGCCCTTTTCGGCAGCAACCGTAGCGGCCAGCTTCGACCGCTCGGCGGCCTTCAACTGCGCTTCAAGCTCCGACTTGTGCTTGTTCACAAGGCTTTCCAGCTCGGCAATCCGCTCGTCCTTTTTCTGGTCGTCGGATTTGCCGCGGTCCTCGAACTCTTTGACCTTGGCGGCCAGTTCAGCAGTCGCCTTCTTTGCGTCCCGCAGTTCCCGCTCCGCGGCCTTCCGAGCATCGCGCTCAGCCGCTAGGGCCTTTTGGCCCGCCTCACCGAGGCCAGTGTCCTTGCCGCCCTCGGGTTTCGGGGTTTCCGTCCCGCCGTCGTTGCCGGCGTCGGGGGTGGTGGGTGTGTCCGCAGCGTCAGCCATCGCGGCTTCTCCATTCGTGTTACCGGGCCGGCATCGCGCCGTCCGTGAAATCCCCGCGGCGCCTTCACGCGCCCGGGTGGTCTAAGTCCGTCAGTTGACGAAATAGCGCGTGGGGGTTGACACCCATCACGCAAGTGTGTAGATTGGTCTACATCAGGCCGGAACCGCCGGCCTCAACCGAGAGGGGTCACCATGACCGCCACCGCCAACGCAAGCCGCCGCCTCATCGACACCACCATCGACGCTGAGGCCCTGACCCGCATGGGCGGGGGGTGGCAAGCGCGCCTAGTGCTGGCAAGGCAAATCGCGGACATCACGCCCCTGTCCACTCGGCAAATCGACACGCTGCTCGCGGCTATCCGGTCGGGGTTGCCTGTCACGCTCAAAACCCGCAACTACGTCGCCGGGCCTGTCGTGGAGACCGCAACCGTGGTCGTAACCGCTCTGCGGAACGTATGCCACGTTCCGTCTCAGCGCATCAGCAAGCGCCAATGGGGTGGATTCAACGGCGACGTCTACCTGTCCGACATCGTTGACGTGACGACCCCAGACACCGCGTGCGAAGCGGCCGACAAGTAGCCCGCACCGCCAGCGGCCGCCCCACCGGGGCGGCCGTTTTCGCGTCTATGCGTCCAGGTCTACCGGCGCCGGCCAGCCGGCCGCCGGCCGCTGCCGGCCCGCCGCCGGCCCGCCGGTCACGTCCAGCAACATCGACTGATAGCCGAGGCGCCACGAACGCGCCAGCGCGTAATCGTCGCCAGCATAAGGGTTTTGGGCGCCCACCCGGGCCGCCCTCCCGTCGATCATGGCCTGCATCAGTGCGGCCGCCCGCGGCGTCACTGTAGGAAATCCTCGGTCAACGCGCTGCGCCAACTGCCGCGCCCGTCAAGCACCGCAGCCCGTAGCCCGGCCCGCGTAATGCGGCCGTTCTGGTCGAACCACTCGGCCATTTCGTCACTCATCCACTTACGGGCTGTCGCCTCGTTGACGGTCCACAGCTTGCGTGGGTCGATCTTACCGTCGAACTTGCGTTTCAGCATGTAGCCGTTGGTCGCTGCCTCGGCCGCCCAGTACTGTTCGGCGGCCTTCTCCGCGTGGACCGAGCGCAGCAGCTCATCGAACCCGCGGCCCTCGTGCCCGTCCCGGCGGGCCTCGGCGATGAACTCGTCGCGGCGCACCCGCTCCACCGACACCCCGAACGCCTCGGCCTGCGCCTCGGCCGGGTCCCAGCCCTGCTCGATCAGGTCGAGCACCTTGTCCTGCTTGGCTTGCTCGGCCGCGGCCTTCTCGGCTGCCTTCGCCTCGGCCCGCGCCTCGGCGGCCTGCGCCCGCGCTTCCAGCTTCTCGGCTTGCGCGAACAACTGGTCGGCCCGGTCGAACTCGCCGGCTTCCATCGCGGCGTTCGCCTCGGCCAGCTTGCGGTCCAGGGCCGACAGTTCGGCCGGCGGGGCCTCGCTAGCCGGCGCCTCGGCCGGCGGTGTCTCGTCGCCGCCGAACGCGCCCGCCAGCTCGGCGGCCGGGTCGAACGTCGCCCAATAGTCAACCGCGGCCGCGGTTGCGAACTCGGCGTCGATCCGGGCCGCCTCGGCCGCCTCGGCGTCCTGCGCCTTGCGCTGCTCCCGCATCTTCGCCTGGATCGTCCGTGTGTCGGCGTTCGCTTCGCCCACCGCAGCCCGGGCTGCGTAATACTCGTCAGTCCAGCGGTCAACGTAGGCCGGCGGCTGCCACAGCGACGGCCGGCGCACCGGCACCGCGAGGCACTTGCAATGGTCGTGAGACGCCAGCGCGTCAGCCTCGCTGTGATACACCGGGCCGCGGGTCGCCAGCATCGCGCAGAACGTGCAGGCACCCGGCGCCGCCACTCGCGCCCACCGGATACCCTCGGCCGCGGCGTTACCGATCACCGTCTGCCGGCTTGCGTCGGCGATCATCCGCGACGTGCTGCCGGCCAGCCGGTCCAGCGGTGTCGCATCGCCCGGCGCGTTCATCGCCCAGTCGACCGACTTGTCGATCCGCTCGGCCGGTATGTCGTACATCGGCTCGGCCCGGTACGCCACCCCCTCGCCGGCGGCCAGCGCGTCATACCAACGCGCCGACACCACCGCGGCGCCGTCCAAGTAGGGCCGGATCAGCTCGGGCACGCCGCGGCGCGCCAGCTCCCCGAACACGTCACGGTCGCCGTAGCGGTCGAACAGTCGGGTCAGGTCCCGCGTTGCCAGTGTGGTCAAATCGTTTACGGTGCCCTGCAATTGCAGGCCCCGCTCGTAGAGTGTCGCCTGCCGTTGGTGGCGTTCCACCCGCCGCCGGTAGTTGCTGCCCCACTCGTACTCGGTGCCGTCCGCGAGCGTGATAATCGTCGGCCCCTGCCGCGTAACCGAGTCGGTAGCCACAACTACCCGCCGTTACGCTGCGAGGCCGCGGCCAGGGCCGCTGGGCCGCCGTTCGGGGCGCCCACGGGGCCACGCCGGCCCGCAATCTCAGCGACCCGCGGGTCCTCGCCCTCGGCCTGCGCCGCGCCGGCCCGTATGTTGCCGATCAGGTCGGCAATCGACGCCTGTTCCTGCAACCGGCGCTGCTTCTCGGCGAGCGCCTTCAATTGCGCGATCTGTTGCTGAGTCACGCCCGGCACCAACGGAAGTAGCGGCTCGATCGGGAACCCCTTTTGCAGGGCATCGCCGAGCTTGTACAGCCCGTCCACGATCGCCCCAAAGCTGCGCGCCTCGGTGTCCCGCCAGATGACCTCGGCCGACTCGCCTGGGTCGATCGGCTCGCCGGCCATCGCCGCGCCGAGGCGCAGCAACTGTTCGTGGCTTTCGCCGTGGCTCTCGCGCATCGCCGACAGCTTGCGGTGCATGTTGGCCTCGGCGGCCGCCAGCGCGTCGGCCGACAGGTTGACCATGCGGCCGGTGATGTAGGCCGGCGACACCTGGGCGCGCATCGCAACGTGGATCTGTAGCTCCTCGATCAGCGCGTTATACGGTTCGAGCGAGGCCGCCGGCAGCCGGGTCGCCTGTACGTCCTCATCGAACGCCCACACGCGCCGCATGGACGCCTTGAGCACTTCGCGGGCATCGTCGGGCATGGACCCCCAGCGGGCCAGCACGGTCTGCGGGAACGCCCCGAACCGGGACACGATCATCCGGTCGAATGCCGCCTCGTTGATCGCCCGCTGGTCTTTCAGCAGCCGCTCCAGCTCGCCGTCCACCAGGTCCTCGGCGTCCCGCCGGTTGGTGTACCGCACCACCGGGCACACCGGCTGCCCGTCCAGCACCGCGCCGTGCTCCACCGGCTTGCCGATGCCGCGGCCCCCAACGGAGAACACGGCGCGCTTAGCTTGCCCGTCGTCCTCGGCTGCCTTCGTCGGCACCACCGGGCCGAGGTCCAGCGGCCACGCCATCCGGTCATCGAACAGAATGCCGCGCCGGCGCGGCTTCGCGTCCGTGGTGTCGATCCACGTCTCGAGCGCGTACTGCGGCCAGCGGTCAACGTGCGGGTCCTCGTAGGTCGCCAGCAGTTGCCGCGGCGACCGCGGCCGGAACACCGGCCCGTTGTCGCCCGGCTCCACGACGCAATACCCGACGCCGTATTTCACAGCAGACGAATACAATTCAGCCTGCCGGGCGTCCATCTGGTTGGCCTGCCACAGTGCCCACGCGGCCGCGTTGTCCGCATCCTGCGCGCTCCGGTAACCGACCACGCTGAGGTTCTGCACAAACGCATCAAGGACCAGCGTCAACACGTTGTGCGTGCTGATACGCCGGATTTCCTTTACCTCGTCGTCGGCGTCATCCGGCACGGACGGCAGGCCGCGCTCGCCCTTCACGTAGCCGTGAATGTTGTCGAATTTCATTGTGTCGGTTAGATGCAACCGCCACATCCGGGACACGAGACTGGGGATGTCGCCACGTTCAATCACGCCAACAGCACCCCCATTCCGTCTATCCGGCTAGACGAAATGCGCCCGGCCCCTTGGTCGTTTCTTCAACTTGCCGCTATTCAATGCCACCCGGGCGCCCATGACGGCGCCCACCAGGCACACGGCAAGGTCGATATGCTTGTTGCTGTCGCGGGTCACCTTGGACAGCGAGGTGCCCCACTGGTTCGGCCGCTCCCGTGCGTTGTGGACGTGCTGCCGCAGGATCGGGTGCCCGTCGTGCCGCAGCGGCGCCGACTCGCCCTCGTCGTTGATCCACCGCTGCACCAACATCGCGTTTTCGGTGAACTTCGCCAGCCGCTCTTTCGCGCCGCGCTGCGACGTTCGCATGTCGAACATCACCGCGTTACCGATCGAATCGCCCGGGGTCGCCCACACTTGCAACTTGTCGCGGTAGTCGCGGTGTAGCCCGTCGATCATGTCCCGCCAGTACAGGGCCTCGGCGCTGTCGTCCTCGGCCGGCGATGGGTCGATCCCCATCCACACCACGTCGTAGCGGGCCATGAGTGCCCGCAGCTCGGCGTCAACCTCGGCCCGCGGTACCAGCCACTTGCCGTGTTTCTTGGTGTCCCAGCCCTTCGGCCGTTCCCACACGCCGCCGGTGAACACGAACAGGTCGTCCAGTCGGCAGCACACGATGCCGGTGGCGTCGCCCGACTTCGAGCAGTCGGCGAACACCGCGATCCGGTCCCGCCGATCCACCACCGTGCCGGCCGCTGCCAGCGCGTCGAAATTGCCGGACTCAACCCAAGCGTCCTCCTCGGACGCTAAGCCGTTGAGGTAGAACCGGATCGAATCGGCTACCGACGTTCGGGAGTCGGCCATTTCGTCGGCCTTGCGCTGAATGTCGTTCCACGGCGCGTCCATGTACGCGGCCCGCAGCCCGGCAATCCGGCCTTCCTCGGTCAGAATGTCGGTGTTGGGCGGCGCCTCGATGCTGTCGTACAGAATGTCGCGCTTGCCGCGCCACCCGGGCGCCTGCTGGTCCTGCCACGCCTTGAACGACGCCTCCGCGACCGAATCCCCGCCGGGGCGGTGCGCGTTCGTCAGTTCGAGCACCCGGGCCTGAATCTGTTGCGGAGACTTGCCGACGTTTCGGCGGGCTACCGCGGCCACTTCGTCGCCGCCGTTGGAGTGCGTCATGTGGTGCGACTCGTTCAGCGCGATGAACGTGGCCGGGTCGCCCTCGGCGCTGGCCTCGGCGCTCGGCGGGACCTCGAACCGGCCGCCGTTGCTGTTCATCACCGTGCGGGTAGCGCCGCAGTCCAGGTCGTAGAACTCGCGGGCCTCCCGCGACCACATCGCGTTAGCAACCCGCAGAACGTCTTTCGACTGTTCCTGACTGTTGCTCATCACCTGCACCAGCGGGAAACCGCGGGGCCGGCCCATGAGCCGGCCGTACTCGTCGCGGTCCCAGCCGGCAAACTCCACCGGGCCGGCCAGCTCGCTGTTGCATAGCGCCGCGGCCATCGGGTCTTTACCAGTGCCCTTGGCGCCGCGCTTCACCCCGGAGCGGTACGTGAACCGGCCGTCCTCGCCGACGTGGTACCAGAGCACTAGAAAACGCTTCTGGCCCGGCGTCCACCGCCACGGCTCCTTGCTGATGTAGTCGATTAGGCCGGGCTGCTCCAGCTCGCCCTGCGACCACGCGATCAGGTACGGGCCGAGGCTGTCGCGGGCGATCGCCTGCCGCTCGTCCGGGTCAGTCGGCCACGGCAGCGAGCACCACGCGCTCGTGTCCGGGTCGATCCAATACCCGGGCAGCAGCAGGTCCGACGATGCGCCGGCCACGCGGGCGCCGCCGGTCATCGCTCCCGGCGACCAGCTTTTACGCCGTCACCGTACGAGTGCCACGCCAGCCAGCCGCCCCACAGCGCGATCGGAATCCACAGCCACAGCGGCGCGTGGGCGATCCCCATGCACACGCCGAGCGCGGCGCCAACCGCCAAGTTTCGCCAGTCCAGCTTCGGCACCGCAGCCACCCCCGTCAAAGAACAGTTGAAAAATCAGCGCCGAACAGTTGACGTACCCGGCCGCAGGCTGTAGACTGATCTACATACGGCAAGCGAAGCGATTAGCCCGGCCGGGCGGCAAGGTCCCGGCCCCAACCCCGAAAGGGGAGTGATCCCGATGAACTGGGACGCATACAATCGCCAGCGCGCCGCCCGGATCGCCGCCGAGGCCGCTAAGGCTCCCGAGCTGGCCTACTGCCCGGAGTGCGGCACCGACCGCCGCGTGTCGGGCCTCATGGGCGCCGATCGCCGCACACTCTCGACATGCGGCCACGTCGTCAGTACCGCCTGGCTCATCTGAGCCGGGCGGGACGCCGCGCCGCGTCAACTTGCCGGCACGTATAGCAACGCCGACACGGCCGGCCACCAGGGTCCGGGCGCCGACACCACCAGCACAGCCGCAACAGCTCTGCCGGCATGGCCGCTATCTCGTCAGCCTTAGTCATCCCGATAATGGGATATTCCAGCACCGGCCGGCGGCCAGCGATCAGCTCAATATGCCCGAGGTACGCCGCGTCCGATCGCTGCCCCCGCGGCCCGTCCGGGGCCTGCCCGGCGAACGCATCAGCGTGCCGCGGGATCACCACCCGCGTAATCCCACGGTTAGCCGGCGCCGCCAACAGCACCCCAGCCCAGTACGCCCACAGGTGGTAGTTCTGCGGAATCCACCGCACGTCGCCAAAATGGACGCGACTCTCGGTGTGCTCAATCAGATCGGCGCCGCCGCGGTCCCGCAGCCACCCGAGCACGTCGCGCACTGCCTCGGCCTCCACGCGGTGCCGCCCCTCGCGGTCCCGCAACACAACGTGGTGCGTTCGCGTCGGCAACCCGGCCTGCACACGCCGCCACAAGCAGAACACCGAATCAATACCGCCCGACAGCATCAGCAGCGTGTCGGCGGCCACGGTACTACTGCCCATGTGGCAGCCCTCCTACAAGTCTCGATAATCAGCCAGGTTCGCCACCCCGGCCACCGCGCCGGCATCCGGCGCCTTCGGCTCGACGTACCGGATACGCAACGCCCGCCGGAAATCCATCGTGGTGCCGATGACCTTCTCGCGGTTGCGAAGCTCGGTCGCGTATTTCTGCTCGCCCGTCGCGTGGAACATCGCCGCAATGGCGATGCTGTCCAGCGCGTAATCCCATTCGGCCGGCCCCCACAGCCCGCAATGCGGCATGGTGCGCCACGCCTCCCACTTGGCAAGTGTTCGGCGCGGCCAGCCCGGCAAGCACGCCGGCGCCGCCTCGGGGTCCAGCGCGGGGCCACCCTCGAACGGCACGTCCTCAATTTCAATCCAGTCATGCTGCTGCGCGTGCCGCGTCACAGCCTGCCCGGGTGCCTTCGGTGGTCGTCCAGTTACCGGCATCGCACCGGCCCTCCTGTCATTCCGGCCGCCGGCATCGCGCCGGCCGCCCGTGGCGCCGCAGTCCCGCCCACCGCAGCGCCGTGTCGTTTCGCGGTGCCGGCTAGGCCGGGCCGGCCGCAGCCCGAGGGATCAGCCCCGCAGCCACGGCCGGCCCGCCGACACCACCGCCGCGGCCGCGGGTCCCGCGGCCGCGGCGCCTCCCGACCCCCGGAAAGTTTCGCGTTTTGCACGCACCGGCATGCACT